TGCTTCAGTGATGCGGACTGCACCGGGAGCTGCAATGCGGGGGTCAAGAAGTGCAATCCCGACCCCATGATCGCATTCCTGGGGTCGCCCATGGTGGCACTGGGGATGCAGCACGCCTCCTTTTCCAACAATATCATGTACGGCGGCGTGGGCCCGGTACAGCAGTGTTCGACGGTGGGGGCTGGCAGTGGGGCTGCGATTGGGCAGGCGTGTACCGTCTCGCAGTGTGCGGGTGGTGCCAACGCCTGCAATGCCAACACGGTCCATAGCGCCAATGCCATCGGGGTGTGCGCGACAGGAGGCGCATTCTGTTGTGGCAACAATGGGACGCCCGGCACCTGCGGGTATCGCACCGATACGACGTATTTGCGCCATCTGGACTATGATGCCCTCCTCGGCAGTGCTGAGGCAGATGTCATCATTTTGGGGAATCAGATATTCAGTAATGCACAGAATACCATATGGCTGGACTTCCAGTCCTCGGCCAGCCTGGGCAATACGCGGATTAGTCAGTGGCAGATCGCGGGGAACACGCTCAATGCGGCGACGGCTACGGCGACCACGGCGATCAAGTTCCCGACCTCGTTCAATACCATCACCAACATCGCGATCGGGGACAACAACATCCACAATTTCACCACGCCAGCCTCGACCGGGAACATCGCCAACTATCAGGGGAGCTTCGGCTCGTTGCTGCTGCAGAATGGCGGCATCCAAAACAGCCAATTCCCGATTCTGACCACGGGCGCGCAGACGATCTATGCGCCGCTCGATGGCCCCTCGAACGGTACGAGCGCGACGGAGACGAATGAAGTGCAGGTGATGGTCGGGAGCGGCACGGTCTGGAAGATGACCTGTCAGATCAATGCCACCCCCACGAATACCAGCACGCGGGCGTTCACGCTGCGGAAGAACTTGGCGGACACCACGATGCTCTGCACCATCACGAATGCGATCAAGACCTGCACGCCCGCGGCGGGGTCGGCCAGTGCGCCGATTGCGTTCACCGCGGGGGATCAGATGGATATGAAGCAGGTATCGGTCGTGGGGACGGCGCTCGCCGCCGCGCAAGGGACGTGCGCCCTCTACGTCAGCTACGACACGGTGATGTGATGCGACGCCTGCTCCTCCTGCTCTGGGTTCTCGCGGGGGCGGCCCGTGCGGATAATTACGTGTACCATGCGACGGCGATTGGGCTCCCAAATTCCACGACGGCAAATTATCTTCCCCTGCAGGGGGTCTACGGGCAAACGACCACGATTGGGCGCGCGGCGGGAAATGCGGGGTATGTGACTCCACGCAACCTGGTATTGTATCGCCTCGCGTGCTCAGTGGATGTGAATCCAGGGGCATTTACGCGGATATTTACGCTGTCTAGTTGTAGTGTGTCTGCGTGTACTCAGGCGACTCCTCCGGCGGATTTGAGTCCGTCGTTGACCTGTACGATTTCGGCGAGCTGTACCGTTCCCGCCTGTACGTGTACGGGGGAGAGTACAGGGTCTCCCGTGGCGGCTGGGACCAGCGTATTTGTAAAGTCCGTAGCCCAAAGCGGCATCGCGGTGGCGACCGGGACCTGCGACGTGGAAGCCACGAGCGACTAAAATGCACCGCGTCATTGTGGGGATTGTAGGGGTGCTGTTCTTCTGCGGGGCTTCCTGGGCGGAGAACTTCATTATGCATAGCACGGTGATTGCCCTGCCTGCCTCCTCCGCGGCCCAGTTCATGTCACTGGATGGTATCGCGGCGACAACGACAACTGCCGCGAATACTAACTATGTGACGGCCCAGCAGTTCGTTATCTGGCGATTAGCGTGTGCGATGGATGTCAGCCCGGGGACGCATACGCGGTCTTTTACGGTGCGCGCCTGCAGTACCTCCGCGTGTACTCCGGCGGATTTGAGTCCGTCGTTGACCTGCACCACCACATCGAGCTGTACGGTGCCTAACTGTACGTGCAGTGCGGAACTGACGACTGGGGCTGTGGTGCCTGCGGGGAGTCGCATGGTCATTCGCGTTGTTGGGGCCTCTGTCCCACTATTGTCGAACGCAACCTGTGATGTGGAAATGACGAGCGGATGAGCTTGCTCCTGGTCTTCAATGGGCCGCTCCCGGCTGGCCCCAGCCTCCCGGCCGAGGTGCGGCCCTACGGGCGCGGCTCCACCGCTATCGAGATCGTCAAGGGGGCCATCCTCGCCATTGAGGAGAACGGCACCATCACCGCGGGTAACGGCATCGCGCTGGTTGGCACCCGGTCGCAGGTAGCCAGCGACCTGCAGGACCCCGGGTCCATCAATGTCACCAACCTGGTGAGCGCAGAGCACCTTTGTGTCCGATGCGCCGGGTTGGAGCGTCCGACTGCGGGGACCTGGACGGTCACGGCCAGTTTTACCACGATCGCGTGCAACGGGACGACAGGCAGTACCGCCGACACTGATATGGATGCGTGCGGCGAGTACCGGATTTTCACCGGGACGACCAACGCGAGCAACCCGACGGGCACCAATGTTGATGGCGCGTCCGTCTACTGGGCGGTGGATGAAGTGACTACCCTCCCCCGGGTGAATCGAATGTCCCGGATCGGGAAGCGGCCGGATTCCCTCCGCCTCGTGCAGGGACCGTAACCTCATGTCCCTCCGTCCTCCGTTGAACTGACGAGTCACTATGCTGCTGCTCATCTTTGCCGCCGTGAACCAGGCGCAGGATGTCGGGCTCTGCGCGGGCGGCGGGATGGGGAGCGGGATGCCCACGCTCTCGGCGCCCGCGGCCGCCGTGGCTGTCGGAGCGGGGACGGGGACTCCCCGCATTGTCGCAGCCGGTCTCAGTGGCGCGACCGGGAGTGGCGGCGGGGGCGCGTCACTCGCGGCCGTTGGGATCAGCACGGGGACTGGCGTGGCGACGGGCGCGGGCCTCCTCCTCGGGACGACGGCGAGTGCCGCTGGCGTTGGAGCGACGACGGGGGGCCTCCCTGCGATCGTCGCCGGGGGCGCCGGGACCGGGATCGGCGCGGGGACCGGGCCACCCACGGTGGCTACCCCGGCCAGTGGCGCCGGTCTCGGCGCCGCGACGAGCGGCGCGCTTGTCGGCGCGCTTGGGGCTAGCGCCGCGCAGGGGGGCGCGGGCGCCGGCGGCGCCGCGATCTCCGTGGTGGGCCTCAGTGCCGGCACGGGCACCGCCTCCGCCAGCCTGGGAAACCTCTCGGTGGCAGCGAGCGCGCCGGGCATCGGTGCCGGCGCCGGCGCGCCATCGATCGTGGCAGGCGGAGCCGGGACGGGGATCGGTGCCGGGACCGGACCACCGACTGTTGACACGACGGCGAGTAGTGCCGGCCTCGGGACGGGCACCGGTGGCGCCACCGAGACCAGCGCGGGGAGCTCGAGTGGAACGGGCACGGGCACCGGCATCGGGATCAATGTCTCGAGCGCGGGGTCGGCGGCTGGAGGCGGGGCGGGCAGCGGCGCGCCATCGGTGGCCGCGGGTGGCGCGGCGATCGGGCTTGGCGCGGGGGCTGGCGTCGCGGGCAGCTCGGGCGCGGGGAGCGGCACGGGCGCCGGGGCCGGGGCCGCATCCGTAGCCTCTCCGGGCACCGTCGCGGGTGTCGGGGGCGGGAACGGCGTCCCCACGGTCGTCGGGTCGGGCGCGGCCGCGGGTACTGGGGGTGGGACCGGGGCTCCCACCGTCCGTGCCGGCGGCGTGGCCGCGGGCGTCGGGGCAGGCACCGGTGCGGCGGGGGCGACCGGCGCGGCGACGGGCACGGGCACGGGCAGTGGGGCCGGGCCGCCGACGGTCTCGGCGTCGGGCCTGTGTGCGGGCGTGGGCACCGGCGCGGGACAACCGAGCCTCGGGGCCCTGGCGATATCAGCCGGCAGTGGGGTCAGCAGCGGCGTCCCCTCGCTCGCGGCTGCCGGCGCGGCCGCCGGTGTGGGAGCGGGCGGCGGGACGGCGACCGGCACGACCGGCAACACCGGCGTCGCCACGGGCACCGGCGCGGGCGCGGGCGCCGCGTCACTCGCTACTTCGGGCGCGGCCCGTGGCACGGGGTCCGGCGCCGGCATCCCGACGCTGGTTGCGAAGCATCGCGCGCGCAGCCGGGCCGTCCTGGTCACGCCCGAGACGCAGGGACTCCTCGCCACGCCGGCGGCGCGCGCTACCCTTGTGCCGTCCCGAACTCGCGCGACCCCCAGCACACCGCGCACCATCACGCTCGAGGAGGCTGCATAGCTATGGCACGACCCTTCAAGACGAACCGTCGCGATACGAAGCCGATCCGGATGACCCTGCAGAAGGAGAGTCCGGTAGGCTCGGGCACGTTCATCGCCGTCGACCTGACGGGCGGCACCGTCCGCTTCCTCATGCGCGACCCCGGCAGCGGGGCCCAGATCGTCGGCGCTCCAGCCACGGTGATCGATGCGCCGAACGGCATCGTCGAGTACGGCTGGGGAGCGGGGGGCACCGCGGCCGTCGGGGTGTTCCAAGCGCAGTGGGAGATCACCTACAGCGGCGGCATCGTCGAGAGCGTCCCCGACGGCGGCTACGTGTCGATCGTGGTGCAAGACGACCTCGGCTGACACGCTCGCGGGCGCAGGACGGTGTCGCACGAATCCGTCGCCCGATGGCCGTGCCCACGAGAAAGGCGGCAGAAGGGCACGCCCGCCACTTGCGCATCAACCCCCGCAGTCTGGCTGCAGGCGCATAGGCGTGGTGCCGAGGGCTGGACATGAAGTGCCGGCTCTTCGTTCCGATCACCAAAGTCGATCTGGAGCGCCGCGAGGTCTGGGGCGTTCTCGCTGAAGAGGCCGTCGACAAGGTCCGCGAGATCTTCGACTACGCGGGTTCAAAGCCGCATTTTCAGGCGTGGAGCGATGATTTCGCAAAGCGCACCGGCGGCGTCAGCCTCGGCAATCTTCGCGAGATGCACGGCCAGACGGCGGCCGGGAAGTTCATCGCGATGGACTTCGACGACGCCGCGAAGAAGGTCCGGGTCGGCGCCAAGGTCGTCGACGAGGCCGCCTGGCAGAAGTGCGCGGAGGGCGTCTACACCGGGTTCTCGCTCGGCGGCGCCTATGTCAGCCGCGAGCCCGACGCGACGCGGAAGAACGTCACGCGGTACGTCGCCAAGCCGAGCGAAGGCTCGCTGGTCGACAACCCGTGCATGGTGGGCGCCACGTTCGAGGCGCTCAAGGCCGACGGGTCGACGGAGTTGCGGAAGTTCCAGGCGCCCGCCGCGGTCGCGCCGACCCGCGCGGCGCTGGTCGCGCTTCGGGATCGGGGGGCCGCAGCTCTCGCGGCGCTCATGGCCACGGGGCTCGCGGCCGACGCGCCGCTCGGGAAGGGTCTCTGGTCGGTCGGGCGCCTGGCCTCTCTGCTCGACGATTTGCGCTGGCTCACGTCGGACGCCACCGACGAGGCGGACTACGAGGGCGACGGTAGCACGGTCCCGGCGCGCCTGGCCGCCAGCGTCCGCGCGCTCGGCGACGCCTTGGTCGCGATGGCCGAAGAAGAGGTCGCGGAAGCGACCGCCGCGCTGCCCGGTGACGCCGGGGGCCTGGCGCTCCTCGCGGCCCGCACCGACGGCCTCGAGAAGAGTGGCCGGCGGAACTCGAGCGCCGATCAGAAGCGGCTGAACAGCATGCACGACACGTCGGTCGCTTTGGGCGCCGACTGCGCAGCGACGAAGGCAGCGCCGGTAGGCGCGGTGGAGGGAGCGGAGATGGATGCCACGCAACTCAAGGCGGCGCTCGACGAGCGCGACACGGTCCTCACGAAGGGCCTCACCGAGTCGGTGACGAAGGCGATCGGCGAGACCGTCGAGAAGGCCATCGCCACCGCGCTGACGGAGCCGAAGGCGCAGCGCGACGCGCTCACCAAGGCGCTCGAGGCGCAGGGCGCCCGGCTGGCGGCGCTCGAGACCAGCCCGGGCCCCGGCAAGGGCGTGGCCAGTGTCGCCGCCGAGAAGGCGCTCGGCCTCGATCCCGTGGACGATCCGCTGAGCGACGCGAACATCGCGAAGATCGCCGACCCGATGGAGCGCGCCCTGGCACTCACGAAGCGCGCCCATCGCACGCCGCGACCGATGTACCCCATCGGCGCTGCGGCGACGGCCTGACCGGTTCGCCACGGATGGGATGAGGAGGAGGACGCAATGAACCAGACGGGAAACGAGGCCCTGGCGAACCTGAATGCGGTGCTGCGGAGTCTGCCGCCCGACATGCTGGCCAAGGCCACCTTCGGGCTGCCGAGCACGAGCACCAGCCCGATCAACTACTACGACCTCGAGGCACAGGCGAAGATCACCGTGCCCGAGATCACGCCGCTGATCCGCATGATCCCGCGCGTGCCCGGCGTCGGCGGCACAGCGACCAACTGGGATTCCGTCACGGCCATCAACACGGCGAACCTGCCGATGGGCGTGCCGAGTGGGACGCGCGCGGGCGTGATGGACGTCAACACGACCCGCAACACGGCCACCTACGTCACGGTCGGCCTGGAGGCCAGCGCTGACTGGCAGGCCGAGTGGGCCGCGCAGGGCTTCGACAACATCCGGGCGCTCATGGCGCTCAACCTGCTGAAGGCCGCGCGCATCGGCGAGGAGCAGCTCGTCGTCGGCGGCAACGGCACCAACGCCCTCGGCACCAGCACGACGGTGACGCAGACGGGCGCCATCACGGGAGGCACCCTCGCGGCGGCCACCTACCACGTCCGCGCGGTCGCGCTCACGCTCGCGGGCTACAAGCGGGCCAGCCTGACGCTCGGGATTCCGGTCACGCAGGCCGTCGTCTCGGGCGATGGCGGCACGACTACGACCATGAATGCCGGCTCCTCGATCGTGTCCGCGGACGGGACGGCCACGGTCGCCTCGGGCAGCACGGGCCGCATCGATTGCTCCTGGGTCGCCGTCCCCGGAGCCGTCGCCTACGCGCTCTTCTGGGGCGCCGATGCCACCACCAACTGCAACCTCGGCGCCATCGTCACGGTCAACGCCTACACCATTACGGCCACGGTCACGGCCCCCTCGGTCGGCACGGGGTTCGCGGGCGCGGTCGGCGCCAACTTCGCGACCGATCACTCGGCCAACCCCTACGTCTTCAACGGCCTGATCTCGTTCATCACGAAGTCTGGCTCTGGCTCCTACGTCGCCTCCCTCGACAACGTCCAGCTCGTCACGGACGACGCGGGCGGCTGCGCCCAGATCAACACGGCGCTGCAGGCCTTCTGGGACACGTCGCGGCTCAGCCCCGACTACATGATCATGCAGTCCCAGCAGTGCGTCGATCTGAACAACCTGATCGTGAAGAACGGTGGCGCGCCGCTGTTCCGGAACGTCATGGACATCGGCGCTGGCGGCTTGGCCGGTCTGGTCGGCGGCAGCTCGGTTGCGGGCTACATCAACAAGACGGCGCTCGGCGGCGGGAAAGTGATCAAGATCATCCTGCACCCCGACGCGCCGCCCGGCATGATCCTGTTCTTCACGGAGACGATCCCGTACGCGACCGCCAACTTCAGCAACATCCTGCAGTTGAAGGCGGTCCGGGAGTGGTTCCAGACCGAGTGGCCGATGACCACGCCGAAGTACCAGTACGGCGTGTACTGCAACGAAGTGCTCCAGTGCTACTTCCCGCCGGCCTTCGGCATGATCTACAACATCAAGCCGGGCATCGCGTAGGCCGATGTTCCGCGCGAAGCTCAAGCCTGAGGCGTGCTCGTTCGGGTTCTGGGGGCGGGAGTATGCCCCCGACCCGGACGGGATCGTCTCGGGCCTGCCCGACGAAGCCTTGGGCGAACTCCTGCGGCACGGCCACGCGCCGATGGCCGATCCCACCGCGCCGGTTGCCTCCGTGGCGCCGGGGGAAGGGGACGCGACCGACGCCCCGGACTCCGCCGAGGCTCCCGAATCGGGCAAGCGGCGCCGTACCAAGGGGGACGCGGCCGAGTGACCCATGGCCGCGGGGGACCTGTGCACGCTGCCGAAGCTCAAGACGTTCCTCGGAATCCCGAGTGGGAGCACCGCGGACGACGCACTGCTCGGCGATCTCATCACGGCCGTCTCCGACTGGATCGTCCAGGAGATCGGCGCTCCGTTGCTGGCGGACGACTACGACTCGCGGTTCAACGGTACGGGCGGCTGGACGCTCGTCCTGCCGCAGGTCCCAGTGACCCTCGTGCAACTGGTCACCGTGGACGGCGCCACGCTCCCGCGGGCGCCGACGGACATCGCGGCCGGATGGGTCCACGATGACGTCGCGGTCTATCTCCGGGGCTACCGCTTCACGAAGGGCGTCCAGAACGTGCGCGTCGTCCGAACCGCCGGGTTCGACGCCGACACGCTGCCACCCATGATCGCGCAGACCTGCATCGATCTCTGCGCGCTGGTCTACAAGTCGAAGGATCGGATCGACGTGCAGTCGAAGACGCTGGCGGGTGAGGTGATCACCTACATGCAGCGCGCGATGCCCGATCGCGCCATACGGACGCTCCAGGGGCTCCGCCGGATCGTGCCCGCATGATCACCGTCACGGTGGTGGGCGACCGCGAGCTGATCGAGCGGTTCCGGGCGCTCCCGGGCGTGCTCGTGCAGCGCCTGCAGCCTGTGATGACCCGCCTCATGCTGGGGCTCCAACGGACCGTCAAGGAGGCGAAACTCTCGGGGCAGGTGCTGAAGAACCGCACCGGGCACCTCCGCGCCTCGATCGCGGAGACGGTGACCGCGAGCGGGGACACGGTGACCGGCCGCGTCGGCATCTTCAGCGGCCCGACGGTCGTCTACGGCCGCGCGCATGAGTACGGCTTCACGGGAACCGTTAGCGTCCCGGCACACACCCGCACGGTGTCGAACGCCTTCGGACACGCGATCGCACCCGTCAGCGTCAGCGTGCGCGCGCATACGCGCCGCCTGCACCTCCCCGAGCGATCGTTCTTGCGGAGCGCGCTTACCGAGCAGCGGCCGGCGATTCTCGACGGACTCCGGGCCGGGATTGCCGAGGCGGTGCATGCGTGACCCGGGAACCCATCCTGGCGGCGCTCTGGGCGCTCCTCGCGGCGGATGCGCGCTGGGTGACCAAGAGCCGACGGGTGCAGCACTGGGCGGACGTGCCGCCGAATCAGCAGCCGGCGCTCTTCCTGGCGGTGCTGCACGAGGTGCCGGAGTACCTCAAGTCCGCCGCGGCGGTGAAGTGGACGGTCCACGGGGAGCTCTACGTGTACGCGAACACGGCGGATCGGACCGTGGCGCCCTCGACGGTGCTCTCCGCGCTCCTCGATCCGATCGAGACGGTGCTGGCGGCGGATGTCCTCGGGCAGCCGCAGACGCTCGGCGGCCTGGTCGACGTGGTGCGGCTCGGCCCGGGACCGATCATCCGGGACGACGGCTCGCTCGGCGATCAGGCCGTGGCGCTGGTCCCGTTCGAGATCGTGGTCGGCCCATGAAGGAGGCGGCATGACGCCAGCAGCAGCGGCCGCGGTGATCGATGCCTGGGTAGCGGAGAAGATTCGCGACTCGGCGGTGACGCGCGCCGGCAACGAAGTGAACCGGGTCTGGGAGGCCGCGCTCGACGACCTGAAGGCCCGTTTCAGCGCCGCCCTCGGGGCGCCCGCGGGGAAGGTGGAGGAGTAGGTCATGCAGACGTTCTTCGGGTCCGGCAACCTGTTCGCGGTCAACACGGCCGCGGGGACGCAGACGCCGCGGCAGTTCGGCACGCTGCAAGAGTGCTCGCTCGACTTCACATGGACGGTGAAGGAGCTGTACGGCCAGTACCAGTTCCCGGTCGACGTGGGCCGTGGCACGGCGAAGCTCACGGGCAAGGCCAAGGCCGCCAACATCAACGGCGCGCTCCTGGCCGACATCTTCTTCCAGCCGACGACGGCGCCCGGGACGACCGAGACCATCGGCATCACGAACGAGCCGAAGACCCCCGCCGGCGGCCCGCCGCCGACGGCGACGGCGTCCAACACCACGGGCTTCGTCGACGAGGGGTGTCTCGACGCGACGACGGGCCTCCAGATGAGCCTGGTCGCCTCAGCGCCGGTCGCGGGCGTCTCCTACATGGTCAACAACTCGACGGGCGTCTACACGTTCGCGAACACGCAGGGGCCCGTCTACATCTCGTACCGCTACACGACCACCGTCGCGACCAAGGGCAGCTTCGTCTACGACAACCAGCTGCTCGGCACCTCGCCGTTCTTCTCGGTGACGTTCCAGGGGCAGCGGGCCGGGAAGCCGCTGTTCGTGCGGCTGCGCCAGTGCATCGCGTCCAAGCTGACGCTCCAGTCGAAGCTCGAGGACTTCATGATCCCCGAGTTCGACTTCCAGGCGTTCGCGGACGCAGGCGGCATCGTCTTCGACTGGTCCTCGGCGGAGTAGGGAGGGGTCGTGGCCGACATGCGGCACAAGGGCATCGCGGTCGAGTTCGCGGATGGCACGATCTACACCGTGCCGCCGCTCACGCTCGGGCAGATCGACCGACGGCAAGACGCCCTCGGGAAGCTCCAGAGCGGGAACGTCCTCTTCAACAAGGAGGACCGCGACACGGCGGTGGACGTCATCCATGCGGCGCTCCAGCGGAACTACCCAGACCTGACGCCCGAGCACGTGCGGGACGAGTTGCTCGACGCGGCCAACATTCAGATCGCGCTCGCAGCCGTCATGGGGGCGAGTGGCCTCGTGGAACGTCTCAAGGCGGCGGGGGCGAGCCCCTAGACTTCGACGAGCTGTACATGCGCGTGGCCGCGTTTACTGGCTGGACGCCCGAGTACGTCGAGCACCACCTGACGCTGCCGCGGCTCCGGGCCCTCCAAGCCTTCTGGGAGGACGTGCCCCCGATCGCGCTGCTCGTCGCGCGCTACCTCGGCATCAAGCCGAAGCTGCGGCATGTGACGCCCGCTGGGGCGCCCGATGCGCCCGCGGACTTCGGGCCGTTCTTCGACGAGTTGGAACACGCGAGCGGCATGGCCGCAGGCACGAACGGCGCACGGTGATCCATGGCTGACCAGATCGACGTCAAGGTCACCGCGACCACGTCCGACTTCAAGTCGGGGATGTCGGATGCGGCGAGCCACACCGCGTCGACGACCGACGACATGCGCTCGAGCCTCGGGCGCCTCGGGAGTGCGTTCGAAGGGGTCGGCGGCCAAGTGCTCCTCGTCAACGAGGCGCTCGAGTTGATGGGGAAGGTCTTCGAAGGGGTGAAGCGCCTCTTCGAGGGCACCATCGGCGCGGTCATCTCGCACGACCTCGCCATGCGGAACCTGGCGGTCCGCTACGGGGACACGACGGAGGAGATGTCGCGCTTCGCGTTCGCGTCCCAGCAGGCAGGCGTGGATGCCGACGAGCTCGGCCGCACCGTCCGCATCCTGCAACAGCGGCTCGAGGAAGCGGCCACCAAGAGCGGCGACGCCCGCGCCAACTTCGAGGCGGTCGGCATCTCGTCGCAGCACGCCGGCGACCTCATGAAGCAGGGCGCCACGGCACAACTCCTCGCCGTCGTGGATGCGTTCGCGCAGTACGACGCCGGCGCACAGCGGAACGTGATCGCGAACGAGTTGCTGGGCCGCGGCTATCAGACGCTCAACCTGCTCATCGCCGAAGGCCCCGAGGCGATGCGCCAGTGGCTCGGGCAGGCGCGCGTGGTCTCGGATCAGGAGGCCAAGACCGCGAAGGAGATGGAGGACGCCTGGGGCTCGCTCGGGAACGAGTGGAAGAAGCTCATGGCGGAGTTGTTCGGCGGCGGGGACACGATCCGCTTCATCGGGAATCAGCTCGGGTGGCTCGGCGACATCGTGGGGTTCCTGAAGGACGGCGTGCACTGGCTGGCGGACGAATGGCGCCAACTCGTTGGCTGGATGTCGCAGGCGGTCAACAAGGCCGCCGAATACTATGGCTTCGCGGCTCCGTTCGGGGAGACCACTGCGCCGCTCGCGGAGGCCGGCGGCATGTCGCTGGGCGCGTCCGGCGGGAGCGGCACGAAGGGGGCCCCGACGCCGCCGCCGAAGGCGACCGATGTCATCGCGGCGCAGAAGCAGGTCTACGACCATCTCCGCACGGAGGAAGCGACGGCCCTCGCGGATGCCGCGCACAACGCGGACCTGAAGCTCGCGATCGCGCGCGCGTACTCGGAGGAAGTGCGGCGGCTCTTCGGCGCCCAGTCGGAGGAGTACCAGAAGCAGCTCCTCACTGAGACGACGGCCTTCCGCGAGGCGAATGACCAGCGGTTGAAGCTCGCGATCGACGGGCTCCAGCAGGAGACGAAGGCGCAGACGGACGCCATCGCACTGCAGAAGCTCGCAGTACAGGGGCAGTTCGAGCGCGGCCTCATCACGAAGCAGGCCGAGATCGATGCCCTCATCGATCTGGAGAACCAACGCTACGCGATCATCAAGGCGTCGATCGACCAAGAGCGCGTGTTGCAGGAGCAGCAGGGCGTGCGGAATCCCGTGGCCGAATCCGGACTCGCCGGTCGTGCGCAGGGGGCGCAGCAGGAGAACGCGGTCAACCTGAGCGCCCTGACGCAGCAGAAGCTCGAGGAGGAGTTGTCGCTCGCGAACATCATGCGGACGACGTTGACCGGCGTCTTCGAGGCGACACAGCAGGCCGTCGATCGCAGCATCAACGGCATGATCCAGGGCACGACCAAGCTGAAAGACGCGGTCCGGAACGTCGGCCAGTCGATCCTCGGCGAGTTCGTCAACATGGGCATCAAGATGGTGGCGACCTGGATCAAGGACCACGCCATCATGGTCGCCGTCGAATGGGCGGCGCAGACCGAGATCACGGCCGCCTCCGTGGTCGGCTGGGCCGAGCGTCTCGCGGTCGAGCTGGCCGCGACCATCAAGTCGATCTACATGGCGGCCGCCCGTGCCGCCGCGGCCGTCTGGGCGGCGCTCACGAAGAGCTTCGGCTACATCGGGGCCATCCTCGGGATCGCCGCCGCGGCCGTCGTCTTCGCGGGCATCACCGCCTATGCCGCGATCAGCGCGGAAGGGGGCGCGGACCTCGGGAACGAGTCGCCCGTCGCCCAGCTTCATCCCCGCGAGATGGTGCTGCCGGCGGAGCAGGCGAACGTCATCCGGACACTGGCGGCGAGTGGTAGCTACCAGAGTGGCGGCGTGGTCGCCGGTGGGGGCGGCAAGGCCACGCCCGTCGAGATCGCGAGCACGCGGCACCCGGTGGCCGTCACCGATAGTGGCACGCCGATCACGACCAGCGTGCACAAGGTGCACGGCCAGGTCGCGGTCGCCCCGGCCAACGGCACGGCGATGCCGGTGCAGAACGTGGGCAACCAGAAGATGGAGGTCTTCAACCACGCCGGCACACCGCTGTTCACCCACGAGGTGCAGATGGCGGGCGGCCTCATCGCCGAAGTGTCGGACATGGGGCAGGGCTACGGCACGGGGGGTGGGGGCGGGACGGGGAGTTCCGGGGGAGGCGGCGGCGGCTTCGCGCACGGCGGCGAGGTCGACCGCGACCAGATTTCCCGGCTGCACTTCCGCGAGATGGTGCTCTCGCCGGAGCTGGCCGACCGCGTGCGGACCATGACGGAGCCGGGCGGCGGCACGCAGTTCCACGCGACGATCTACGCGATGGACGGCGCGTCGGTGAAGCGCGTGCTGATGGAGAACCGCCGCGAGCTCTGGCAGGCGATGCGGCGGGTCGAACGGGAGCGCAATGGGGCCCGCCCCTGATGGCGGCGGTCTTCCCGACGTTGCCGGGGCTCGGCTGGTCGGTGCACAAGCGTCCGTTCTTCGCGACGCGCGTGCAGACGAGTGCCTCGGGGCAGGAACGGCGCGCGGCCTTCTGGACGTACCCGATCTACCGCTTCGATCTCACGTGGAACGTGCTCCGGGACGATCGGTCGGTCCGGAGCAATGTGGCCCCGACGGCCCCCGCGGACGAACTCCGGAACCTCTGCGCGTTCTTCCTCGCACGGCGCGGGAGCTTCGAGCCGTTCTGGTTCACGGACCCGACCGACTATCGTGTGACGACCCAGACGATCGCGACCGGCGATGCAGTGACGACGGACTTCCCGATGATCCGCACGCTGGCGGGGTCCGCCTCCAGCTTCGCCGAGCCGGTGGGCGCGATCAACGCGACGGGATTCACCGTGACGGTGGGCGGCAGCGGCGCGTCGCCGACGCTCAACAGCCCGCAGGATGGGTGGCTGCACTTCGCGAGTCCGCCCGCCGCGTTCGCGCCGATCGTGGTGACCGGCAGCTTCTACTTCCGCGTGCGCTTCGAAGCGGATGAGGCGGACTTCGAGAACTTCATGCTCGACCTGTGGGCGCTCCAGAAACTGACGCTGCGGAGCGTGAAGGGGTGAGGGGAATGACGATGCGAACCATGCGGATCGCGGTGCTCGTGGGGCTCCTGGTGGCGACCGTCGTCAGTGCGCAGTTCATCCCTGCCCCAGGCATCAAAGGCGTCGGGAAAGATGCCGGGACGGGTATCACGCTCTGCCAGCTGGGCGACAAGTTCGTGGACTGTGACCCCGACGCCACGCACGGCGGCTGCGTCACCCTGAAGGAATCGATCGGGGCGGGCGGCGGCTGGGTGCAAATCTGCATGCCCGATACTGGGATCACGCCGGGCACGCGGCGTATCGTCCTCAATCCCGAGAACGGGTCGCTCCCGGCGGGCGATGTCGGGAATTCCCTCTGCACGGGGCAGGCGGTCTTGTTCGACGCAAATGGGCTCCTCACCTGTGCGAGCCCGGCGGTGCCGACGACCACGACGTCGACCAGCAGCAGCACCACGTCGACCAGTAGCACGTCCACAACCTCAAGCACCGTGCCGGGGGCCACGACCTCAACCAGCACCTCCACCTCAAGCACTACGGTCACGACGACCACGAGCACCTCGACGACCTCGACGACGATCCTGTCGCAGGAGACTGACCTCACCAATAAGGCGAACACGATCGGGTGGTATACGTGCGACGGCGACACGCAGAACCACGGTGGCGCTTCGTCCTGCGGCGGGACACCGGCAAACTGCGATCTCACTGGCGGAACATGGACGCCGACCTACGACAGTTCGACCAAGATGCAGGGTTCGAGCGCCTGCCACATCACGAGCGGATCGGGTCCCGGTTCGGCCTCGGCGCTTCTCGCGCCGACGGCCCCATTCTTCCTGATGGGCTGGGTCGAGGACAACGACACGTCCGGATTTCCGAGTTGGATGTTCAACGACAACTACACCTCGGGCTTTGAGTTCAGTTATGGGCAGGCATCGCAAGTCGCACAGTTTGCTGTCCGCTTCGGCAGCACATTCAGCGCGTCGCCCACGGCCAGCGTTCCGCTTGACTCCTATCATTTCGTCCTTGGCGGCTACAACGGCACGAGTCCGTTCATCAGTGTGGACGGGGGCACGCTCCTGACGGGGCCACCCGGCAACTATGCGCCGAACCCGTCTCCGACCCTCCGCCTCGGACCCACGGGGCAGACGATCGTCGGCTATCTCGACGGGCTTCTCGTCTACAAGGCCGCGCCGACGGCCGCGCTCGGCTGCTACGGCTGCTCGGTCGATCCCGACCACGCGCTGTCGAAATGCGACCCAGCGGCGCCGGCCAACTACAAGACATGTGCGGCGGACGCCGACTGCGGCGGCACGACCGGCTCGTGCGACACCTTCCACGGCAAGTGTATGGGCCGCAACCACACGCAGTGTCATGATTGCACGCTGCCGGCCTGCAATTTCACCGCGCCATGAGCAGGGACACGACGTGGCGGCGAGGCGGCGTGTGTACGGCTGTCCTCCTCCTCTGGGCGAGCGTAGCGCGCGCGACCACGTATTACGTGGATGCCGCGACTGGGAACGATGCCAGCGCGGGAACAGCACTCGCGCCGTGGCGAACCTGGTTCAAGTTTATCACGGCGCTGAACACCGCGACGATCCATCCCGGTGACACGGTGTTCTTTCGACCTGGCCGGTACGCCGTCTGTGATGGCATGGGGTACTTGATCACGCGCATTTGGGGTCCCGGTGGTCTATCTGGGCAACCCATCACGGTGAGCGTGGATACCTCGCAACCGGGCGATGTCGAGTTCCATGGTGGAGCACGGTCGGGACTCTGTGGTGTTCCGGCCTGGACGCAGGCGCGCAAGTGTACAACTGGTTCCCACATCGACGCCGCCTGCGACACGGCGACTGAGTGTGACGGGGGAACGTGTACCGATATGCCCGGGGTCTGGTGGACCAGGGCGGCGGCGGATAACAACGGCATCTATATATACGGATACGCGGCCGGGGTGGCCTATCAGCCCTCGACCACGCCAGGGGGTGCCCCGAAGATTTACGAACGTCTCTATGCGCAAGCCGGCAGCGACCAGATCAAAATGCCAACGTTCACGGCTGGACATGCGCAGGTGCTCCCGTATCCGACGCTCCCGGCGACGCAGGACTTTGGGACCGGCCATGGACTCCAGAACATGTGCACTGCGTCCCGCACGCCATTCTGGTGTTGCACGGGGCTGGGGACGGGCGCCTGTACCAACTCTCGCATCTACGTGCAGACGGAGACTGGGGCGTCGCCATCGAGTGTCGGGGATTCCACCTTCGGACCCGTCGAGTTCCCGATCATGCCGAACCTCTTCTACAATGACGTCACGAACGATGCGGGAACCTCCACGACACTGCAATACGTGACGTTTACGAACAACAACAACGGACGGAAATTCTTCTTTCGGTGGGCACTCAGCGACATCCTGATCCTGAAGAACGCCGATCACCTGACGTTTGAAGATTCCGACCTGGGGTATACGTCCCGGGCGTATGCGGGCGGCGCCTACGTGGCGAAGGGCGTTGCGAACGGTTCCAACTTTCCGCCTATCAATAGAGGCGATTCGTACTTAGTGCTCGGATGGGGCATCAACGGGTCGAATGTCGTCCGGAATATCGCGTTCCGCCGAGGGGCAATCCACGGGACAGATGGGAATGAAGCGGTCCATTTCATCGGCAACGGCCCGAAGGATCGGTTTACCAATATCCTCTTTGAGAATGAGGAAATGGGCGATGCGCCGTATGCCATGCCGAACGGGCTTTCGGGGGGCACCACGCTGACGCCGAATGCCTACACGAATCAGGTCCAGCCGTCCTGGCCACCACCAGGCTATGCCGCGTGGGGCACGCATTTCCCTTCACATTGGGGTCCACTGGGAGGAGGGGGCGACACAGATGGCCAATTCATCACGACCTCCAACGGCCAGACGATTCGCAACTGTTACCTCCACGACGGCGGGTTGCTGTCCTTCTTTGAGGAAGGCAGCGGCGATCTGCTGTTTGAGAATAACCGCGTGGACATGGGGCGCATGTTCTACGCGGGCGATGGCAGTCTCTATCCACCCATGCTGGTGTCCCACTGCCAGTCCATCGGAGGGTGTGGCGCGTTAGGACAGCAACTCTCGCTGGCCATTCCGACGCGATTCCCGAATGCCTCGGACAAGGGCGCGATTATTCGGAACAACGTGTTCGAGAACGTCTACAATAATTCGTTGCAAACTGGCACGTTCATCGCCCCAGGCGGTGTGGGGACCCTGGGCAAACCCGCGACTGCTGGCATGATCGTCAACAACACGTTCCATGTGAAGGGCGATGCTCGTTCACCGGGAGTCGGGGCGATCATCCAGTTTTGGGCCACGGCCTATCCAAACTGGACGATGGACGGCGCGGACGGCTCAAAGTTTCTGTTCAAGAACAACATCATGGTCCGCGATACGACCTCGGCTGGGCAATTCCCGCTACTCCAGATTGACCCCGTCTTCGCCGGGCAGACGGACATCGACTACAATGACTGGGGTGGGATCAATGGCGTCTGGAAGGTAGGGAACACCACCTATACGACGTATTCCGCCTTCCAGACTGGCCTTCGGACGTTCAACTCCAACGCGGCCAATGAAACGCATTCGTTGAACGTCGATCCACTGTTCGTCACGCCGTATAGCAATCTCAGCATTCAGCTCGCGAGTCCAGCGTACCAGACCGGGCTCGATCTCAGCGCCTTAGGGTTCTCCACGGACGTCCTTGGTATCGCTCGGCCTGCGGGTCAGTGGAGCATGGGCGCTTACCAGGGGGTCGCCTCGGGGACGACATCAACGACGGTTACCACCACGACCTCAACGAGTGTGAGCTCCACCAGCTCGACGACCTCGACGTCAACGACGGTCACGACCACGACCTCAACGAGCGTAAGTTCCACCAGCTCGACGACCTCGAGCACCGTGCCCGGAGCGACGACCTCGACCTCGACTTCTACGACGTCCACGACCAGCACCGTCCCGCCGACGACCATGCCGCCGCTCCTGCGGCATGGCACGCTCAAGAGCGGCGCGGTGGGCGTCCTCCCGTGAAGCGCGCGTGGAACGGAGCGACCGAGACCACGGCCGCGCTGAGCACCTATCTCTTCCCAGGGCCGGGACGGCGCGCGTCCAGCTTCAGCATGGTGGACCTCTACCAGTTCACGCTGCCCTTCGGCGCGAGCGGCACGCCCCCGGCGACCGTGTTGTCGTTCGCTGGGTCGGAAGTCGACCTCGTTTTCGAGGGTGTTGCGTACCCGGCGCGCGCGAGCCAACTCAGCCGCGGTAACTGCAAGACCGTGGTCGGGGTCGAAGTCGACACGCTCGACGTCACGATCGCGCCACAGACGACCACGGGCGCGGCCGACGTCATCCCTGGCACCTCCGTGGCGATCCTCCAAGCGATCCAGCGCGGCCTCTTCGATGGTGCGGCCTTCACGCTCCGGCGCCTGTATCTCGCCACGCCGCCCGTCTGGGGCACGCCGATCGATCCGAGCCTGGGCGCGGTGACGCTCTTCGCGGGCCAAGTCCGCGACATCGAGGTGCAGCGAACGAAGGCCGTGCTGACGATGGCGTCGGGACTGGAGCAACTCCGCGCGCCGATCCCGCGGAACACCTACCAGCCGGGCTGCGCGAATAGCCTTTACGACGGCATCTGCAACTTGTCGAAGACGGGGAGCGCGGGCGGCCAGAGCTTCCAGGCCAGCGGGACCGTGGTGGCGGCGAGCAGCACGGTGCTCAGCATCACACTGGCATCGGCTCCGACGCAGCCCGACGGGTACTTCGACTTGGGCTATCTCGAGGTCTCCGCGGGCGCCTTCCGGGGGCTCCGCCGCACGATCAAGCGCCACGTGGGGGCCGTGGTCTCGCTCATTCAGCCGTTGCCGTTCGCGCTTCCGAATACCCAGGCCGTCGTGCTCCAGGCCGGCTGCGACAAGCAAGTCGCCACGTGCGTCGCGAAGTTCGACAACCGGGGCAACTTCCGCGGTCAGCCGTACATCCCGCAGCCGGACAACGCGCTGTGACGACGGGCGAGCGCATCGTCGCCGAGGCGGAGACCTGGCTGGGGACGCCCTTCCGCCATGGCGCTGGCGTCCGAGGGCAGGGCGCCGATTGCGGCATGTTCGTGCTCCGCGTGCTCCAGGCGATCGGCCTGGTCCCGGATGGCGACCCGGCGGCCTATGCGCCCACGTGGTTCCTCCACCGGAACGAGGGGCGCTTCGAGGCGTGGCTCGCCCGCTACTGCGACCCGGTGCCGATGACCCCCCAGCCCGGAGACTTGGCCTGCTTCCAAGTGGGCCGGGCGGCGCGCGCCCATCTGGGCATCGTCACGGTCTGGCCCGCGATCCTGCATGCGGACCCCGATAGCGGCGTGACGGTGGGGAGTGCCACCTCGGGCGAGCTCGCGCACCGCTACGCGGGCGCCTGGCGGGTGCGAGGCTAGCCTATGGGGATGAAGGCCCCCAAGAGTGGCGGCGGGGATCAGCCCCAGGCGATCCGGCAGCTTCGCGTGCAGTCGAGTGCGTACGGGATCGTGATCCCGCTCCTCTACGGCACGCAGCGGCTCGCGGCGAATCTCCTCTGGGTCGACGGCTTCAAGGCGCATGAGTCCCACGCGCACAGCGGCAGCGCCAAGGGGGGGCGCGTCACCGAGGTCAGCTTCACGTACACGGCGTCTGTCATCCTCGGGCTCTGTGAGGGCCCGGCCTACTCCCTCGGGTTCGCCTCGGCGTCACGGGCCAACGGGTCCGTCGCCTACGAGCCGGGCATCTGGAAGATCAAGAAGGCCATGTTCCCGCTCCCGGGGCTGGGCACGCCGCACGCCGGGTTCTGGCCGTTCTCCGGGCGTGGGGTCGGCAGCAATCCCGGGGCATGGCCGACCTCGTACCAGTTGCTCGAGCTGTGGCCGCTGGCGCAGGGCATCCTGGTGTCGGCGAGTCCGGGCTCGCCTGTCGCGGCCGATCTCAACGCCGGCGACGGGAGCACGATCTACTGGTCGCATCTGTACTACCACTTCGGCCCCGGAAACGGCGACGAGCACCTGGCCTATCCCGGGATCGCCTACGTCGCCGGGAAGAATGTCCCGCTCGACTCGAACGCCTCGCTCCCAAACTTCAACTTCCCGGTGATCGGGCTGCTGCCGTACTTCCAGACCTACGGCTTGGCTCCCACGCACGAATCGATCTTCGACGCGGACCCCGCCCAGATCGCCGTCGATCTGTTGACGAATGCGGCCCATGGCGCGGGCTTCCCGGTCGCGAGCCTCGCGGACTGGTTCACGGGCGCGAACAGCTTCAGCACCTACTGTCGGGCGGCCGAGATCTTCCTGTCGCCGCTCTACGACTCGCAACGGCCGGCCTCGCAGGCGCTCGAGGAGCTGACGCGGCAATCCAACAGCGCCGTCGTGTGGTCGGAAGGGCTGCTCAAGGTCATCCCCTACGGCGACACGGAGCTGGTATCAACCCGGACCGGGGTGTCCTACACGCCCGATCTGGCGGTGAGCGATCCGACCTACAGTGTGGTCGGGGCCCAGATCAACGCGCGCTACGATCTGGCCGACGACGACTTCCTGCGGGACTCGGCCGACGTCGACCCGGTCATCATCACGCGCACGCCACTCGCCGACACCTACAACACGCTGCAAGTGGAGTGGCTCGATCGGCAAAACGGGTACGCGCCGAGCATCGCCGAAGCGAAGGACTCCGCCGGCATCGCGACCGGCCCGGTCCGCGTGGCGCCCGCGGAGCAGGCGCACGCCATCTGCGACCAGCAGGTCGCGCGCGATACGGCGCAACGCTACCTGCAACGCGCGATCGCGGTCCGGAACCAGTACAAGTTTCATCTCGGCTGGGAGTTCGTGCTGCTCGAGCCGATGGACGTGGTGACCCTGACGGACGCCACCTGCGGCCTCACGCAGACGCCGGTGCGGATCACGGCGATCGTCGAGAACGAGCAGGGGACGCTCGCGATCGAGGCGGAGGATCTCCCGGTCGGCGTCCACAGCATCGCCCCATACGCGAGTCAGGTGGGCACGGGCACCAGCGTGGACTACAACGCGCCGCCCGGCTCGATGCATCCGCCGGTGCTCTTCGAGGCGCCGATGACGCTGACCGGCGGCGCGCTGGCGTTGTTGCTGGTCGTCAGCGGGGGCACGAACTGGGGCGGCTGCACCGTCTGGCTCTCCGAGGACGGGGCCGCCTACCGCCATGTGGCGGTCGTCGACCGGGCGGGGACGCACGGGTTCCTCGTCTCGTCGCTCGCGGCGCAGCCGAATCCCGACACGGTGACCGCGCCGTCGCTGGCGCTCTGGAACGCCGCCGTGCTCCCGAGTCAGACGTCGGACCAGGCGTCCGCGCTGCAGGGGATCCTCTACATCGGGCGCGGGGACGCTTACGAGCTCGTGGCGCCGACGACGGCGACCTTCCTTGCGCTGGCCTCCGGGATGAGTTTCTACACGCTCCCCGGCACGAAAGTGCGCGGCGCGCACCAGACCCCGATCACGGCCCACACGGTCAACGACGCGGTGGCGTTGCTGAACGACGCCGCGGTCGCGATCCCCCTGGAATCTCGGCTGATCGGCAGCACGGTCTTCCTCAAGCTGCTGCCCTTCAACACGTTCGGCGCGGGCAGCCCGGACCTCTCCACAATCGACGCGATCCCCTGGACGATCACCGGGGCGCCACTGCTCGGCGCTGTGCCGAACGTGGTGAACGCGCGCGAAGCGTTCGACGATGGGCGCGCGAGTCTCGAGTGGGATGCCGTCACGGACCCTCGGGGAGCGGTCGAGTACGAGGTCCGCCGCGGCGCAACCTGGGACACGGCGCAGACCGAGGCGCGCACCATCGATCGGGCCTTCCGCGTGCTGACGGCGGGTACCTACTGGATCGCGGCGCGCCTGACGGTCCAGGCGGGGCTGACCACCTTGGTGGGGTACTCGCCGGTGCCTCTCGGGGTCGCGGTGAGTGATGCCACCTTGGTCGAGAACGTCGTGGTCACGCGGGACTTCGCGGCGGACGGCTGGCCCGGCGCCAGCGGCGGCTTCGTCGATGCGGTGCTCTCGCGGGCCCCGTTCGCCTACTTTCGCATGAACACGACCGCGGTGCAGCGCGCGGACCTCTCCGGACACGGCTACATCATGGGCTCCTCGGGGGTCGCCCTCGGCGCCTCGTTGGTGGCCGGCGACGGCGATGCCGCACTCCGCAATCATCCGGCCACCGCCGGCTGGCTCGGCGCGATCGACTTCGGCATCTCCGTGCTGCGGTTCTACGACCAGGGCTTCTCGGTCGTGTTCGCCTTCCAGCGCGAGACGACGGGCACCAACCAGATGCTCCTGGACGCCTCCGGGATCGCGGGGATCGGCCCACAACTCCTGTTCGATGGTGCCACGAACAAGTTGAAGCTTGCGAGTGGGAGCGGCAGTTTCACCGCGCTGGCGCCCACGGCCCTGACCGACGGGGCCGTCCATGTGCTCCTGCTGCGCTGGGTGCCGGATGTCGCAGGGGTCACGGCGCTGGCCAAGGACGGCACGGTGGAGGTGCTGGTCGACGGCGTGACCGTGATCGGCCCAGCGCACGTGACGGCGGCGCAGGGCTTCGGGACGCCGCAGGGGATTTGGGCCATCGGCACGGCCGCGGTCGGCGCCGCCTGGTTCGATGGCTCGATCGATGAGTGGGCCGTGCTCCCCCTGTTGCCGGCCAGTGACGGTGCCCTCTTCACCGCGGCCGCGGCCGCGGGGGCCCTGTCGGTCTGGGTCGATCAGGTCGAGGGAGCCATCGGGCTCGCGGCGGCGACCTCCCTCGACAGCCTCGCCGACTTTGACGCGGCGCCGACCATCGACACGCTGGGCGGCGTGCTGACGCGCGGCGTCTTCTATCTCGATGCGACGGAGTCGGTGCTGCTATCGTCCATCGCTCCGGTCCGGATCACGGCGTCCACCACGGTCGAGACGGTGCCGCAGTATCCGAGCTTCGACGACATCCCGGACCTGGATGCCGAAGCCGTCGTGGATGGGAGTACGGCCCCGTGGACGGACTGGGCGCTCGAGGTGGCCCAGCTCGGGTCGCCGATGCCGGAGGTCGATGATGCGGGCTTCTTCGTCTTCGGGCCCTGGTCGCCGCTCAAGGCCGGCGTGTACAACACGGCCGGCGTCAAGTTCCGGATCGTCCTGACCTCGCGCGCGGCCACGGCCCCGATCCTGCTGACCGGAGCCTCGGTGACGGTCGACGTGCCTGATCGGGTCGAGACCGGCACCGCCACCCCCGTCGGCGTCGGCGTGGCGCGCGCGTTCACGCCCGTCAAGAAGCCGGACGCGGCGTCCGTCGACATACAGGTCTCGGTCGGCGGCGCCGACGTGGGAACGGTGATGGCCGTGGCCTTCGCCACGCCGACCGCGCAGTACATGGGCGTCACCGACTCCCGCGGAAACACCTACGCCGTCTATCAGCCGACCCAGAATCCCGCCGTGGCCGGGGTCTACGTGGCGCTCGCCACCGTCAGCACCGCGTTGGTCGGCGGGGACCGCCTCACGGTCACCTGCGCCGATGGCGTGGCGCGCCCGATCGCGGCCAGCGCCTTCGTCCTGACCGGGGTGACGCTGCCGCTCGATCAGGCCAAGGGCGTGAGCGGCACGATCGATGCCGGAGGCACCGCGAGCATCGGCCCGACCGCCCCCCTGGCGCAGGCCGGCGACCTGGTGGTGGCGGTGTGGGGGCTCGGGCTCATCAAGGGCGAGACAGTTACGCCAACGGCCGGGCAGCTCGAGCCCGCCCCGGGGGCGTTCAACCCTGCGGCGCCGCTGTTCCAAGCGACGGTGATCCCCGCCGTGTCGGTCGCCCCAACCACGGCCGCCGTGACCGCGATGGCGACCCTGGCGAGTCCCTACGCCTACCCGCGCCCCTGGTCCGGCATCGTCGTGGCGCTGCCCCCGGCACCGATTCCGACCGCCATCCAGTTTGCGCGCGTGTTCAACGCGATTCCGAACCTGCAGGCCACGGCTCGGGACGCCCAGGCGGGCGACCGCGTCCTGGTCAGCAACGTCACGCGCTTCGGCGCCACCCTCTCGGTCCAGAATAGCGGCGTGGCCGTGCCGCGCGTCGTCGACTGGATCGCCCAGGGCTACTGAAGGGAGACCGAGACCCATGTCGCAGAACTCGATGGTGGTGGCCGGGGGGCAGAGCGGGGCCAACGTGCGCGCGGCGGTCAACAACGCCCTCGACTCGCTCGCGCGGCTCTCCTCCGGCCCGTCGGCGCCGAGCACCGGCGGGCAGCCCTATGCCTACCAGTTGTGGGCCGACACGACGGCGGTGGTGCTGAAGCTGCGGAACGCCGCGAACACGGCGTGGATCACGCTGGGGCCGCTCGGCGGGTTGCTCGACTCGGGCGAGGGCACGAACGTCAGCATCACGCACAGCTCCACGACGGGCACGATGACGACCTGCACGGTCACGTGGGACGCGCTGTCGGTGCAGGGCCCGTACCTGGCGAAGCCGGGCACGGCCCCGGTCCTCAACACCGCGACGGCGGCGGGGAACGTCAACGCGCTCGATGCCGGCTCCTGGGCCACCAACACCTGGTACGCGCTGCACGCCATCTGCAACGAGGACGGCTCGCTGGTCGGCGTGCTGGCGTCCACGAGTGCCACCGCCCCGACACTCCCCACCGGATACTCCCGATTCCGGCGGATCGGCTCCCTGCGCAGTACGGGCACGGCGACCGCACTCCGCTGCGTCACGCAGGTGGGCGGCCGGGTCACCTACGACATGGACGAGGACTTCACGCCGCTGAACGGCGGCACCGCGACCACCTTCACGGACGTCACCCTCGCGGCCTATGTGCCGCCGTGGGTGCAGAACGCGCGGCTGTATGCCGAGTTCGGATCGACCAGCAGTGTCGACAGCATCGTGCGCGTGATCGCGAAGGGGTCGACGGTCAGCACGGGCCGGCGGCTCGGGCGCGCCTTCAGTACGGGTGGCTGTCTCTCCGCCCAGGAGGCTACGGTCGTGACCGATGCGAGCCAGGTGATCCAGTACAAGGTGACGAACACCACCGGCACGGGCGGCCTGACGCTCGCCGTGCTCGGCTGGACGGACCCGGCGCTCTAGTCGTGGCGACGCGGGGCAGGCGGAGGGGGAGCACTATGACCGCCACACCACCGAGGGACCGATGACCGCACGCGAAGGCCGGGGGCGCGTCGGATGGGCGACTGTCGGGATTGCCATCGCGGGGCTGCTCGCGGGCGGACTCGGGGCGGTGGTGGGCGTCTACGTCCAACTGGCGCGCACCGACGAAGCCCTGGTGCAACGGGTCCAGCGGAATACGGAGGACGTGGGCCGGCTTCGCGAGCTGACCAAGGACTTTGCGCCGGCCAGCGAGCTGGTGCGGAAGACCGAGTTTCTCGCGGAGCTCCGCAGCATCAGCATCCAACTGGACCTAATTATCAAGCGCCTGGATCTGCTGACGCAGGCGCAGCGCGACCTTGAGGTGCGCCCCCGGCGCCCGTTGCGGCTGCATCTCGAGGCCGTGCCTGGCGGCGCCGACCTGTCCCAGCAGGAGGCGCCCCGGCCGTGGGTGCTCGGCGAGGGGAAGCCATGACGCCGGCGGAAGCCACCGTCTGCCAGCGGGTGCTCCGGTACGCGCCGACCGTCGATCGGCGGGTCGGCGGATACGGCCTCGACCGTTGGCTACTCCTCGGGCTCATCGCCCAGGAGAGTGCGGGCAAGTCGGGGGCTGTGCGCGTCGAGCGGGAGTTCTGGGCGCGGTATCAGGCGGGCATCCTGGCGGACCTGGCGAAGGCGGGACTGTCGAAGTGGGCGAAGTACCCGGACCTCGTGTCGGCCTCCTACGGGCTGACGCAGATGATGTTCCCGGTCGCGCTCGAGCGCGGCATGGTCCTCGAGTACCCGACCGATCTGTGTGATCCCGAGACCGGGATTGAGGCGGGGTGCCGGCAACTCGCGCGCTGCCTCGCGCAAGCGGCAGCGGCGGTCGACCCCGTGAAGGCGAGCCTGCTCCGCTATAATGGCGGTGGCAATTTAAACTATCCGGCGCATGTGCTCGGGTGGGTGGCCCTGCTCCATGAGGTCGCAGGCGCATGAGCACCGGTAGCGACGGGGAAGTGCGCCGCATCCTCGAAGAGTCGACCCCGGCGCTCAGCCCCAAGCAGGCCCTCGGCTTGTGGGCCAAGGCGTGGGCGATGGTGCGGGGCGGCTGGCGGGCGCCACACAGTGACCAGGAGGTTCGAGACCAGGCGGCCGCCGAGACCGAGGCCGCCGTAGCGCGTGCCCTCGACGAGGGCCGCAAGAAAGCGGGGATCGTATGAACTGGCTGCAAGAGATGTTGGCGCACCTGATGGGCGCCGCCGGGCGCCTGATGGCGCAGGTGTTTCAGGGATTCCAGGACCGGGGCACGCTCGACAAGCTGCTCCAACTGGCCGAGCTGTACGTCGAGAAGGTGGCAGGGGACGACACCAAGAGTGGTGCCGAGAAGCGGTCCGCCGTCGAGGCGCTGATCCTCGCGGACCTACAGGCCGAGGGGAAGGTCGCGGCCGCCTCCGCGGTCAACCTCGCGATCGAACTCGCGGTGAACGCGGCCAAGGCGAAGCTCGGGACGCCGCTCGATCAGGCGGCCTGAGCGCAGTCGCGGCGGTGCTCGGGGGCCACGGGGTCTGCGGTGGTTATGGGCGGCGGTAGGGCTTCCGGGCCCGCCACGAGTGAGGAGGACGCATGTTGAAGAACTACAAGACGTACATCGTGGCGGTCCTGCTGGCCGTGCTCACTGGGGCCCATGCGCTCGGCTACGTGACCGATGAGCAGTACAACATCGCGGCCGGGTTCCTCGGGGCGGGTGGACTGGCCGCGCTGCGCAGCGCCATCCCGAAGGCCTAACGCGGTCCCATGGCGACGGTGGGCGAGGCGGCCCGGGTTGGGGGCTCGGTCAGCATCATGTTCGGGGCGTTCACGTCGCTCGTGGGGTCCGTCGAGCTGCTCCTCGCGCACCGCCAGGCCGGGGACCTGTTGATGCAGAGCTGTACCTCGAGCGAGGTGGCGGCCTGGTCGGGCTGGTGTCCCACCTACCTCTTCCGGCTGCTCGGCCAGATCGGGTTGAGCTTGACCGTGCTCAGCCCGGGGATACCGGCGCTCAAGCGCGGGCTCTTCGCGCGGCCCACGTCGCCAGCACCCCCGCCCGTCATCACATGAGCCTCTTCCGCACGGCCGGCGTCCTGTATGACGCCGTCCAGCAGGGGCACGCGGGCGTCGATGCCGCGCGAGCGGAGTTCGCGACCAGCGGCAACCCCATTCGCGCCTTTCGCGCCTTCGCGTCACACACGGACACCCCGCTCGACGACCAGGCGGCGACGGAGGCCGAGGCGGCGATTCGGACGGGGCTGACGTGGCTCGCCGGCGTGAGTCGCGCGGCGGTGGCGGTCGCGGCGCTGGCCGAGCGTGCGCAGGACCCGGCGATCCGCGCGGCGATCGACCGGGTGCTCGACCAGGGTGTGGATGGAGCGATCGACGTCGGCCTCAGAGCCGGCGTGCTGCGAGCTACTCTTCGCGGCTGGCTGGAGGAGTAGCCGGGACTCCAGAGTGGTCGTTGGGGCCTGAGGAGGCTAGCCCCGCAGCCATGAGGGGGTCGTCACCCCCGAGAGCCCTCTCTTTGAGACAGCGACGAAGTGTCCTGGCCTCGATAGCGGACGGAGTAGGATTTGAACCTACGAGCCCTTGCGGACTGCCGGGGTTCAAGCCCGGTGGTTTCGGCCGCTCACCCATCCGTCCTCAATACGCGCAGCTTGGTGATGGCTCGACGCGGGATCGTCAGATCGCCGCAACCCTGTAGGACGATCCCGCCGTTCTTTTCGCCGGCCAGGTGCGGCACAATGACCTTGCAGTTCCCGGCTTCTGATACGAGCCAGCCTACCGAGCGACACCGGAGTGGTTCGGATGCCGCCTCGATCTTGTCAAGGTCCTGCCACCCGCGCCCCGCGTGCGAGTCTACCCATTCGATCAGGACCAGTTTCATGCGCATTCCTCGTCCATTCCGCGCTGCACGGTGCGGTGCTGCTGCTCTGGACACCACAGGCACACTCGACGCTGGCGAAGCTGAGTGCCGAGGGACGACAGCGTACGCCAGATCGAGAAGAAGTGTCCCTTGGGGTGCGAGCACAGTTCCATTTCACCCCCCCGGTGCAATGTCCCGCTTGGTAGCACGCATCTCGTGCTCCCCCGCGTGACGAATCGCCAGCGATGTGGCGTCGTCCTCGCGGGGGCCCTCTGCGATCGCGGCTCCGCAGGCCACGCACTCGACGCGATAGATCGTCACCACCGTAACGCCGTACTCGTCTCGTAAGCTGCCCATCGTCCTCCCCCTACTTCGACTTGCTACTGAGCCCGAGCCGCGTCCGGAGCGCCCGGTGTCGTCGCTTGATCGACTCCACAACTCGTGCGAGCGCGCGGAGACGCTGCCAGTCGCGGGCGGTCACTCGTGGCGGTTGCATCTGCCTCTTGTTCGCTAGGCCACGTGCTTCCACGTGTGGCGCACGTTGATTGCCGAAATGACCCGGACGTGGACTTTGTACGCCTGCGCGAGTCTTCCTTGCGGCATGCCACGCGCAAGGAAGTACCGGATCACGCGGACCGCGACGTCGTTCAGCTTGGCAGCGGAATGGTTCTCGCCGCGCCGGAACCGCCCCTTGAGCACGCCGTCCGTCATGTTGTCCTGGTGCGTCCCGAGGAACAGGTGGCTCAGCCGATAGCAGTGCTTCACGTCGCAGCGGTGGCACACCATCTTCCCCTTCGGCACGGGGCCGTGCGAGTGCTCCCAGAAGATGACGTGGACGCCAACCGGCTGCTTCCGAGCGTTCGACCACTGAAGGCCGTACCCGTTGCTCCCGCGCATGCCGGGCCAGAGGAAGCAGGGTGTCTTGGGTTTTGGCTTAGGCTTCATTCGAGAAACCAGTCCCTATGCGCCGAGCTACCGCCCGACGTCGTTCATGCTGTCGCACGTCGCGCCCAGCACCCGCGCTGCCTTCAGCAGCCGCGTCTCCGCGCGCTCATAGGTGCGCACGAGCTTCCGCAGTTCGGGCAGGGAAGGGTGGTTCGGGACGTCGTTGATTTCGTCCTCCAACCCGCCCTGCTGGTCTCTGGCGATAGCCCAGAGGACGGCCGCGCGGAGCACCTCGCGTTCTTGTGGCTTCATCCCAATCCCCCCGCTCCCTTCAGTCCGTTGTCACCAACCCCGCGGCGGCGTGTTCCACCAGAGGAGACACCACGCGCAGAGAACGCGACCCGGCAACGCCGGATGCTTGTCCACGCGGTCTGGGCAGTACAGGCATGGTCTCACTTCGATTCTCCCGTGGGCGCGTAGGCGCGCGCCTGGGCCGCGCGAATCCACCGCACCAGATCAGCCCGACGATCTCCTGATACATTCACGAGTTGCCGATATGCCCCGATGATCGCCGCCGCTTGGAGCCGCTGACTCAGGGTAGGTTGCCCATGGCGCAGCGCGTCCTCTAGATCGTTCAGTGCCAGGCTGGGGATCGGCCAATGCGTGAAGTCAGGAAGTGTTGCGAATCCATCCATCACTCGGCTCCTGTGTTCGCCTTGCCCTTGGGCGCGCCGGGAGCCTTACCGCACGCATACCCGAACAGCCACATTGCTCCCATCAGAACCGCGACGGATACGAACATCACCAGCAGGTCAGCCGTCGACATCAGCGTTCTCCCGTGTTCGCCTGTGGAGCGAGGAGTGGATCGGCTATTGCCGCGTCGCAGGCTTGCCAGAACTCCACTGCGCCACAAGTGCATACCAACTGCAGACAGGGCGACCCGTGCTCCATATTGTGACGCACCAGCAGCGCCGCCTCCAGCACTGCCAGGAGCCGACGGATCGACTGTTCAGCCATCCGCCATTCGACCGCCGGAAATCCCACGTCGAGGTTCTGCTCAAAACGTGTCGTCACGTCCCCGCTCCCGTCTCTTTGTTCGCCTTGGCACTACGTGCCTTCCGTAGACATGCCGGGTGGACAAACGACCCCTTGAGACCGAGGAACTTGAGGGCGAACGTCGCCGGCTCGCCCCCCATGATCCGCGTGGCCAGCTCCACCAGCTGGCGGATCGTGCCCTCGCGATCGGTGAGTTGGACGCGGTAGCTGGCGGCGTCGTTCTTGAAGGCCATCGTCCTACTGCCTCTAGCATCCCTTCGTGACGAGACTGAACGGTAACGCTGGCACCGTGCGGCGCGGCCCTCGGCGCGGCTCGGCGTACCGCATACAGATGTCCACCACGAGGTCCGCGACGTCTGAGTCGATCCGATTGTGTTCCAGCGCGTCGCGTAACCGACCCGTCTCGGCTGCGAGAAGCAGGCGTTGCCGTCGTGAGGTCGTCATGACTCCCGTCCAGTCCTTACATCCACCCGCTCCTCGAGCTTCGCAATCCGCCGCTCGTACTCGTTGAAGATCGCGCGGAGTTCGGCGTGCGTGTAGCCCGTGTCCATCACGCTGGGTCCCCCTGCATCGGCAGCGGTGGGAACTCCTGGTCCCCCAGCTCGCGCGCTGCCCACCGGCAGATGGCCTTGTGGCACGTCGAGAGCCGATCGGAGCGCCGGTCCACGTCGAGGCCGTGGCTCGTCTCGTGCTCCTCGACGACGAGATTGCGCAGGTCCACGAGGGCGGCGCCGGTGGGCTTCACGGCCCCTCCTGCGCGCCGAATAGCCAGCACGAGGGGCGATGCCCACCCGTGGCCGTCATGGGGCAGCCGCACGGAAGCACCGGGTCCACGTCGTTCGGGTCGTCACTCACAGGCGACGCCGCGTGGCGCAGGATCACCAGCGATGCCTCCTGCTGCGCGACGAGCGCCCGCAGCCGCTCCCGCTCCTCCAGTACCTCGGGCGCCGCCCGCAGCAGCTCGGCCAGGTCGGGATCACTGACGTAGACCAGCAGGCGCCCATCCGTGTCGATGACCTCCCAGTGTTCGTCGGGACGCTCCCACGGATCGGCGTCCCCTCGGAGTTCGGAGATGCGGTGCTTCACGACCCAGGGGCCCGGATACGACATCCTACTTCCCCTCCCCCGTGGGCGCGACGGGAGCGAGCAGCGGGTCGGCGTCACAGGGCGGGAGCAGTACCTGGAACGCCTCGCAGTAGAGGCACTCGCACGCCCGTCCTCCGAAATGCCGGCGACCGTGGGCAGCGTGCGCCTCGTACTCTCTCCGCGCTGCCTCCAGCACAGCGAGCAGAGGGCCGATGACATGGAGGAGATCGGCGGGCGTCGCGAAGCTCGGGCTCCCCGTGGTCAGCATCTGTCCGAGCTTTGTCATTCGCGTTCTCCCGTGTTCGCCTTGTCGCCGAACCAGATACAGTGCAACGCCACTGCTGCGGCGCCGACCGCGCTGGTAGCGAACCAGAGGATCAATCCGAGGACGCAGCGATCCCCGATCGTGCGCGGAACCACCCCCGCCATCGTGGACATCATCCCGAACATGCAGAACGCCGGGACTAACAGCCACAACACCACGGCCGTGTCCCCGAGCTTCGTCACTTCCCCGCTCCCGTCTCTTTGTTGGCGGCCTCGGCCTTCGCCTGGTCGCGATCCTCGAACACGGCTTCGAGGGCCAGGACCATGGTGAGGTACAGCGCCCCGAGCATGAAGAGTGCGCTATAGGCGAACACCACTGCCGCGGCCCAGCTCGCCTGCGGGTCCGAGACACGGTTCATCGCCAATCCGAGTATCCATCCGATCCCTGCGAGTGCGCCGCGCACCTGCCTAGCCCTGGTTGTCACCGAGCACCGCCCCCGCCCGCGCTACCGCCGAGCACATCGGGCAGTCGGGATCGTGCCGCTGCCCGCGCGGCTTGTCGGTCGCCATCCGCTCCGCCACCGCGATCAGCTCGGTGAGAGCCTTGCGGAGCTTCTGGTTCTGTTCCTTGAGCGTCATCCTTCCGCGCTCCCCGTGACGTAGCGACATGTCTCGGGTCCCTGGCCGATCTTGCACACGTTATGCAGCCGCTCCTTGTCTATGACTGGCGAACCCATTTCCCCTCCTCAGTGCAAAGATACCGTTGTCGCCGTTAGGGCCGTGGCTCCAGCGCCTTGACCCGCGCCTCTAGGTCGGTGCAGCGGCTCAAGAGCCGGTCGCAGTCCTGCAACCCCAAGTCTGTCGCCGTCCGCCATGCCTGCAGTGCCCCCTCACTATGAGCATGCGACGGGAGGCGTGCTTGTTATTCGAATGTGAGTCCGCTTGGCTTCATCATGCCTCCAACGGGCTCATCGGGGTCTGCGTACGTGCGACCATGATACCAATGCTACTACGCAACCCACGTATGCAGGCCGAGCAGCAGCCCGGCGAAGGGCACGATCGCCCAGGCGAACGGGATGTCGTCCTCCGCTGCAGCCGCCGGGGCTGCGCCGTCGGGGCGCGTCCCATCGCCCGCGCGAGCCCCGCCGCCGAGGAACACGACGCTGTGCGCGATGATCTCCGTCGCGTAGTGCGTCTGGCCGTCCTTGTCGTAGGACCGGGTCTGAATCTTCCCCTCGACGTAGACCTGGCGCCCCTTCGCGAGGAACTTGCCGCACGCCTCGCCGAGCTTCGCCCAGGCCGTGATGCGGTGCCACTCGGTGCGCTCCTGCTTCTGGCCCTGCGCATCGGTCCACTGCTCGGTGGTCGCGATCGAGAAGTGGCAGGCGGCGACCCCGTTGGCCGTGAACCGGACTTCGGGATCTTTCCCGAGGTGCCCAATGAGCTGCACGCGATTCAGCGAGCCCATGGCCTAGTACCGCGCCTGCGCGGCCACCGAGGTCTCGACCACCGCCTTGCACCCGGGCCAGTTGAAGTTCTCCTTGAGGGCCCGGGCCATGTTGTTTAGCACCTTCTGGTCCGCGACCACCGCGTTCGGCGGCACGGTGCCGTCGGCAATCGCGGCGCAGAGCTTCCGGAGGTCGAGGCACTCGCCCCGCCAGAGCTGGCGCATGCTCACGCCGTCGGCGGCGGCCTTCGGCAAGGTCACGGCGGCCGTGGTGCTCGGCGCGTCCAGCACCGCGGCCGCCAGCTCCGGCTCCCCCGCCGCCTCGAGCCCGACGGCTTCCGCCAGGCGGCTCTCCTCCTCTTGCTGCCGCGCGAGCGCGGTCAGCCGCGCCTCCTCGTCGCGACGCCGCTGATCCTCGGCGCGCGACCAGGTCGCCATGTTCTGCTTGATGATCGTCTCCGCCTCGACGAGGGGCCCCTCGAGCGTCTGCTTCTGGCCGGTGGCCGCCTTGTGCGCCTTGTGCGCCGCCGCGATCACCGGATCACATGTGGACGCGATCTCACTCCGCAGCGCCTTGATGCCGGTCAGCAACTCGCCAGCCTGGCGGAAGCTGTCGGCGTCGGTGACTGCCGCGGCGCGCGCCCGTTCGGGCCATGTGCGGGTGCGGGTTTCCAACTCGGTCGTCTGGGCGCTCGCCAGCGCCGTCGCGGCTACGCTCATCGGAGACTCCTTCCGTTGCGCGCGGTCCGCCGCTGGACGAGCAGCAGGGCCGCGCGGAATTCCTGTTCATCGACGGGATCGCGATACTCGATCTGGCGAAACGTGCCGTCGGGCCGCAGCTGCACGGCGATCCGCCGCACGGCGGCGATGCAGTTCACCTTGCAGAGCCACCGATAGGCGGCGAGCTGCACGGCGGTGGAGCCCTGCACCTGCGCGACGGCCTTCCGGTCGACGACGGTGGCCAGCCCACCCAGGAGGCCGACGTCGTCGGGGGTGCCGGCGAAGCCGAGCGTCGGGTCCGCCAGCGGCCGCTCGACATGCGTCGAGACGTAGCCGGTCTCCCGTACGAACCGGTCCCAGGCCATCACGTACGGGATGGTCTCGTCGTCGAGGACCGGCGCCTCCCCGATCGCGCGGGCATGGATCGCCGCATGCACGGCCAGGCCCCGCATCTTCGCGTGCTCGAGCACGTCGGGTGGCACGTGCGCGTACGACACGATCCCGGTGGCCGTGAGGATGTCGGTCACGCCGTGGAGCACCCGATCGCCCCACCGGTATTCGTGGGCGATCGGGTCGAAGTGGAGGGTCTCGCTCATGCGGCCGACGACCCCGCGGCTTCCGGGCGGGTCGCGGCCGCGGCCCGGATCCAGGCCTCGACTGTCGGGTAGAGGGCAACCGGGATGTCCGACACCGCAGCGATCCCGTGCTCGCGCCCGAGGTACTCCTTGAGCGTCTCGTACCCGAGCCCAGACTCGCAGCACGCTTCGAGGAGGGTGCCGCGCTGCCCGAGGGTGATCATGCCCGAGCCGGTGGGGGTCTCGTCGGGCGCCGGCGTCGGGGTGCTACCCGCCACCGGCGGCGTCCCCGTGACCCCGGTGATGGCGGCCCGGAGGGCCCCAATCACGCTGGTGCCCTCGGGGGCGGTGAGCATGACCAGCCGATCCTTCTGCACTGTGGCGAGCATCAGGGCGCGGCCCGCGCCTTCGCCGCGCAGCGCATCCAGCGCGGCCGAGAGATCGCGCACCACCTGGACGTCGGCGGCGGTGATGCCGGCGGTCCGGTAGGTGCGCCCGCCGATCACCACCTCGGGGGAGGGCGGCGTCGCCGGGGCGCCGTCGGTCAGCCAGGCGCGGAGTCGCTCGCCGAAGCGGGCGCCCGGCTTCTCGATCACCTGGTCGGCCAGCTCCGGGCACCGCGACTTCGTCACCAGCAGCTTGTGCCGGAGATCGAGGTCGCCGACGACGTCGAACTCGAACTCGATGCCGTCCCGCTGGACGGGAGCCATGCCGATCTTCCGCGGCACGCTGTTCCCCTTCTCGTCCTTCTCGAGGATGTACTCGGTCTTGGACCGCATCGTGGCGAACACGTGGCAGGCGGACTGCAGGATCGCCTCGACGAGCGCCTGGTGCTTCGGCGTCACCTCGCGCCAGGCGACGAACTTGTTGCCCGACCGCGACCGGTCGGCGGCGGCGTCGACCTGCTCAAGCGCGCCGTCCTTCCCCATCCAGGCGTGCGAGAGCGAGTCGAGGACGATCGCGTCGTAGCCGCCTTCTTCGGCGACGTGGATGGCCTCGACGTACCGGTCCGGGCTGAACGACGTCAGGATGCAGTGGTCGAAGTCGAAGAGGTCGGCGTACTTGGCGGCCGAGCCGTGCTCGCTGTCGATGAGGGCGATGCGCCCCTCGGGGCCGACGAGGCCGCGCGCGACGGAGAGCGCGGTGAACGTCTTGCCGGTGCCCGAGGGGCCGCAGAAGGCGACGCGCGCGCGAGCCTGCTTCTTGGTGGCCTTGCTGAACGTGACGGCGTGGGGGGTGCTCATGGAAGGACTCCTTTCGTGATGGGGGTGGCGCCGGGGAGCTGCTCGCCCTCGCGCGCACGCCCGAGGCTGCGCACCGGCTGGTGGCAGCGGTTACAACGGTCGATCACGCGGAACTGCCCCGGCCGGTCCGGCACGCGCTGCACCTGGAGGTGCCGGCAGCCCGTGCATTCGAAGACCTCGCAGAGCGGCCGGTCGTCGCGGGCGTCGCGTGCCCCGCGCTCGCTCGCCATCCGGCTGGTGCCGAGGAGGCCCGTGCCCGGGTCCGGGCGCCAGGTGTCGCGGAGGCTCATCGGCCAACGCCCCACGCGAAGAGCTGGTGCGCCGCGGCATAGATGCCCAGCTCCCCGAGCGCCCACAGGGTCAGCCCGAGGATTGCGATGCTGACGAGCCGGTAGCTGCGCGGCAGCGTCGGGTCTGGCACGCTCACGACCTGGCCGCGCGGATACTCCTGATCGCGGTGATCGCAGTAGTCGGGGCGCCAGCCGTCGGTGTTGCGGGGTGAGACGTGTGGAGCGGGCATCATCGGGGAACCTCCTTCGTGGCGCGACAGCGCCAGCAGACGCGGATGAGCCCGGCCTCGCAGGCGACGTCGATGTGCTCGTAGATGGTCGGGCAGGTGGGGCAGAGGTGGAGGTGGCAGTCCGCCGCGGCGCACTCGAGCGTGGGCCACTCAGGACCGCGCGGGGTTGACGCCGCGAACGCGACGAGCGTAGGGGACCCGGCATGCGTACCCGCTGGTTCCCGCTCACCCTGGTCCTGCTCGCCGGCTGCTTCCGGCCCTACGTCCCCGATCCCCACGTTGTCGCGCTCGCCGAGCGGCCGATGTTCTGCACGCGCGGCGACGACTGCGAGGTCAAGTGGGGGCGGGTCGTGCAGTGGATCAGCGCCCGCAGCCACTGGAAGATCCGCAACGCGACGGACTTCCTGGTCACCACCGAAGGGCCGCTTGCCACGCCGTATCCCGCCTGGATCGTGCAGAAGATCGCGCAAGGCGAGGGGCGCTATCGGATCCAGGTCGACGCCTGGTGCGCCGACAACCCGGTGGACCGCATGTACGGCTGCACGCCCCCGCGGGAAGTGTTGCTCGCGGAGTTCAACGACTTCGTCGATCCCCCCCACTGAGGTCATCGGGCGCCCTCGGCGGCGAGCAGGTCGAGCTTCCGACAGAACGCGCGCAGGGGGTGTGCCGCCCCGGCTTCCCAGCGAGAGACCACTGTCTGGCGCGTACAGACGAGCGCCGCGAAATCGTCTTGCACCAATCCGAGCCGTTTGCGGAGCGCCCGAATCGCCTCGGGCGTCCAAGCGGCGGGCGGCATTCCGTCAGGCATGCCGCAGCATATAGCCGGGCGAAAGGGTACGTGTCAAGTAGGCTTGAAAGTGGTGCTGCAGAACGCTGGAAGCTCAGCTTGACGGCGGCGCGCGCGCCATGCTAGACGCTCGGGCATGACAGGGATCGAACGCGCGATGCAGATTCTCGGAGGGCGTGTCGAGGACGTTGCCGTGATCTGTCGAGTCAGCGGACCCGCCGTGTACGGCTGGCTCAAGGCGGGCCGCATCTTCGACGCCCGGCACGCCATCGCCGTCGCTAAGGCGACGCGCGAACGGGGTCACGAGGTCACCATCGAGGAGTTGGCCGGGCTCGCGCCGGCACCAGAAGCGCCAGCGCCAGCCCCGCAGCCGGGCAAGCGCCGCCCGCGCTCGAATGGTGGGTGCATTCGGGCATCGGCCCCCAGCCCCGAGCCCCTGCATCCGCCTACGGCGGTCGGGGGGGCCTCCTCACGCGCGCAGCTTCACGGATCGCAGCGGGCGTAACGGGAGCGGGGGGCGGTGGTGGGCGGTCACGGGCAGGTCGAGCTGGTCGAGCGAGGCCAGTGGCCGGCGCTTCCGGAAGGCGCCATAGAGGTCCACGGTCGTCTGGATGCTGGCGTGCCCGAGCATGCGTTGCACGGTCTGCGGGTCCTCGAGCCCGAGCAGGCGGGTGGCGAAGGTGTGCCGCAGCGCATGGGGGGTCCAGGCGATGGGCAGGTCGGCCGCGGCGAGCCCAGCCCGCATGGCACGCCGGACCATGCTGGAGTCGCAGGGGAGCGCCCGGACCGCCGACTGGAACACCCACGCATCCGTGGGGTGCTGATCGCGGCGCACGGCGAGCAGGTCCGTGGCGCCGCGCGAGAGGTCGACGAAGCGGACCTCGCGGTTCTTCGTGGGCGTGGGCTTCCCGTATGTCCACGTCTGGGCGACCCGGACCCGGCGCGTGGCGAAGTCGACGGCGCCCCACGGCAACCCGACGGCCTCGCCGATGCGGAGGCCCGTCAGCACCAGGAACAGCATGATCTCCCGGTAGTGGTGGTCGACGGCGGGGATGAAGCGCAGCAACTCGGCCTCGCTCATGGGATGCCGGACTGGGCGGAGGCCGGTCTGCACGATGCGCTTGCCCGCGCCGAGAGCGGCGTTGCCGATCACCAGGCCGTCGGCGGCGGCTTCGTTCAGCATGGACTGCAGCGCGCAGAGCGGATTCCGGAGCGTGGTTTTGCTGAGGCCCTTGGCGCGGAGGGCGAACAGCGCGTGTCGGACATCGGGCTGCGTCAGGGCCGCCAGCGTCCGCTCTCCGAGCAAGGGCAGGACGTGCAGCCGCATCTGGCGTTCATAGCTGGCGACGGTGGGCGGTTCTACGAGGGCCGGCAATCGCCGCAACCAGCGGGCGGCGTAGGCGGCGACGGTCATCGGCTCGGGCATCGGCGTGCCTTCCTCGCCGTCCGAGGCGCCGCCCCTCCGCGTCTGGCGTCAGCGGTACGCGAAGAACGAGCAAGCTGTCAAGGGAAGATGCGGCGAACCCTTGCCTATCTCGTAGCGCATGTGACGTAGCAGCTACCAAGGGAGGCGGTGGAGGATGGGCGCCAGCGGCATGGCGGCAAGGACGGTCAGGGGGCACGCGGCCTCGGGGGTGCGCGTGTCGGCGGGGTCGGACGTGGAGGGGACCGCGGGGGAATTTGCCGGGGCCAGCGGGCGGGGACACAGCGGCGGCGGGGCGGTCGCGGCCGGTGTGGGGATCGGCGTCTGGGACGCGGGCACCGTGGCGCGCACGGTGGGCGGTCTGCTCACGGACGAGGTGGTGCTTCCCGAGCAGTGGGAGGCGCCCCATCGCGAGTGGAGTCCGGAGCAGCGGCTCGCCCATGCGGTGCTCAAGGACGCGATCGACTGTGCGCTGCGGGCGCGGCCCTTGCGGGGCGGGGCCATGGCCGCGGGCTCCGGGGCTGCGCTCGCGTGGGAGTGGATCGAGAGCGCGGAAGCCGAATGGCCGTTCGCATTCGTGAGCATCTGTGACGTGCTCGGGCTGTCCGTCGGCGCGCTCCGTCGCGGGCTGCGGCGGTGTGCGGCCGAGCGGCGCGTCTTCCCGCGGCAGCATCGGCAGGGCGGCACGCGGACCATGGTCTGTGGGCGGGCGCCGATCGCGGACCCGCGGCGTCCCCTCGCGCGCGCGCCGATCGCGGTCGCATCATCGCCGTCGCTCCCGCGGCGCGTCTGGCGTCGGCGCAGGGAACTCCTCGTGGGCCTCCGAGCAGACATTGCCGGGATGTCCGCGTGAGGTCGGTCTCGATCCTGACGTCCACGAAGGGCGGTGACCTCGATCGGGTCGGTCGCATGTTCGGGGTCGACGTGCTCCTCGCGAGTCAGGTCACGCGCATCTCCGGGGCCAGTCCCGAGCGGAAGCTGCTGGCGGCGATGGTGGAGGACGCGCTGGACCTAGTGCGCAAGCATCCCGGCACCCCGAAAGGGCAGGAGTTGCGCGGCCAAGCGGTCGCGTGGTTTGCCTCCGAGGATCGGGCGCCCGCGTTCGCGTTCGTCAACGTGGCTGCCATCCTCGGCTTGGACGTGAGCGCGGTCCGGGCGCGATTGCCCTTGCTGGCCCCGATCGCCCCGCGGATGCGGACGCATGCGTTCGCGTGCCGGCGCAGCGACGTGCGCCCGTCGCGGCCCAACCCGAAGAAACTCGGCCCGGGTCGGTGGCCCGAGAAGGCGCGGCCGGCATGAGCGCATCCGTCGTGGCCCGCAGCTTGAGCCTCGCGGCGTCGGACGCCGAGCAGGGGGCGCACCTGTTGCGCGACCTCGCGGCGGGACGGGGCACGACGGCGGACCTCGTTGAGGCTGGGCTCGCGTTGCAGCGGGCGACGCGGGCGCTCGAGCAGGCGTGGGGCGAATTGCCCGGGGTGCTGGTGGGAGGGCGGGGCTGATGCGCGAGTACGCGAAGGTGCGCGCGCGCTTCTGGACAGACCCTCAGGGACGCCCGCGCGCGGTCCCGACGATTCTGGGGAGACTCAAGCCGGGTCGGATTCCTCTACACCGCGACCTTCGGGCGTTCGTCCTCGCGCGGGACGGGAACCGGTGTAGGCGGTGCGGATCCATTGAAAACCTGGTCGCCGATCACATCCTCAGTCGGCGCAATGGCGGCTCCCATCATCCCGAGAACCTGCAGGCCCTCTGTGATCGCTGTAACGCCGCGAAGGTCGGACGGTTTGATTCTCGCGGGGAGGCGGCGCGGTTCTGATGGCGAGATATCGCAAGATCGACCCCCGCATCTGGAGCGATGAACAGCTCGATGCCGTGCCGAATCCGCTCTACCGGCTTGCGTGGTTCGGACTCCTGACGCACCCAATTATGACACCGATGGGCGCGGGCCGGATGAGTGCGGCGACAGTCGGGGAGATCACCGGCACCGACCAGATGGGGAACTGTCCGGTCTGTGGGAACGATGGCGAAACCTTTCCCGAAACGTTCCTGCGATGGTTTGCGGAACGTTCGATGATCCTGCGCGACAACCATCTCGTTATCGTCCGCAAACACCTCCTCTACAATCTTCCCCAGAACCCGAATCAGCTCGTCTCATGGCTCGGTGCATGCGAAGAATTGCCGCGTTCACCACTCTTCGTGACGTTGCGGGATGACCTGCTCGGCTGGCTCGGCGGCAAGCCTGAATGGCTGTTCACTGGTCTCCTCAACCCCTTGGCGGAGCAGGACAATCGCAGTCTGCAGGATCGTTTCTGGGAGCGGACGCGGCTCCAACGTCCGTCCGTCGAACACGCGGCAGCGAGACCGTCCCCGAAACGTTCCGCGAAAGGTTCACCGGAACCACCTCGAATACAGGAGCAGGAGCAGGAGCAGGAGCAGGAGCAGGAGCAGGAGAAGAAGAATAGGAGCATCACTCGCCGGTGGCTCGTGCGCCCCCCCGACGAGCTGTTGACGGAGAAGCGGATGGCGGGAGCCCGGAGGCTCGGGCTTCCAGAGGCGGAGGCGCAGCGGCAGTGGGACGCGATGGGCGACTACGAGTACAAGCCGCCGGGGCATGTCGACGTCGATCGGGCCTGGCTGACGTGGTGCCACAACGTGCCGAAGTTCGCGGCGCCGATGAACGGGGGGCGGCTGCGCCTCGAGCCGAAACCGCTCCCGAACGGGCTGGCCCAGATCGACGCGACCGAGGCTGCCTATCATCGCGCGATGGCGCTCGAGGCCGCGGAGAAGGCCGCGAAGGCGGGCACGGCATGAGCGCCGCCGCCTGGACGCATCCGCCTGCCGAGCAAGCGCTCCTCGGGCTGCTGCTCGGCGACCGTGCGCTGATCGACCGCCCCGACGTGGCCGACACCCTCGTGGCCGATCCCGCCTACGCGCCGGCCTGGCGGCAGTTGGCCGCGATGGCGCGGCGCGGAGTGACGGTCGATGCGCTGAGCGCGGTCGAGGTGCTCGTGACCGCGGGCATCGGCAATCCGGGCTTGCTCGTGGCGGATGCCCTGCACGCCGCGGAGCGCACGGTCGTCGGCGCGGTGCTGCCGACGTTGCATGCCTTCGCGCGGCGCCGCCTGCTGCGCGACGCCGGCACCGCGCTATCGGCGTTGGCGGCGCACCCCGAGGACGCCGAGGTGGGCAGCGTCGAGGAGGTGCTGGCGCGATTGCGCGCGGTGGATGCCCCGCTGGCGGAGCAGGATCAGCCGCTCTACCCGGTGGCGGCCGGGGCGTACATCGAGCGCTTGCTCGCGCGGCAGGCGGGGTCGTTGCCGGGACTGTCGACGGGGTTCCGCGTGCTCGATCGGCTGTCGGGCGGGATTCAGCGCGGCGAACTCACGGTGTTGGCGGCGCGGCCCAGCATCGGGAAGAGCGCCATCGCCCAGCAATTCGCGTTGGCGGTTGGGGACGCGGGGGGCCACGTCGGGGTGTGCTCGCCGGAAATGTCGCGCTGGCAAATCATGGAGCGCGTGCTGGCGTCCCGGGCGCAGGTGTCGACGGAGGGGCTCCGGCAAGCCTTCCTCACACCGCGGCAGCAGGAGGCGGTGATCGCAGCGGGCGTGGCCCTGCCGCCGATCTGGCTGTCGGACGCGGCGGTCATCACGACGGCGGAGATCGCGGCCATGGCCCGGCGGCACCACGCGCGGACGGCGCTCGACCTGCTCGTGATCGACCACCTGGGCTTCCTCGCGGACGCGCACGCGCGGCATGAGTCGCAGACGTTGCGCATCGGGCGGCTCACGAAGGCGCTCAAGGCGCTCGGACGCGAGCTGCACTGCGCGGTGTTGCTCGTGTCGCAGTTGAACCGCGGCGCGGAGCGGGACGGCGTGCTGCGGCCGCCGACGTTGTCGGACTTGCGCGATTCGGGCGAGATCGAACAGGATGCCGACGCCGTCTGGTTCCTGCACCGGGAGGACCGAGCCGCCACGGAGGCCACGCTGCTGGTGGCGAAGAATCGCGGGGGGCCGCAGGGCGTCGTCAACCTGACGTGGGACGGGCCGCTGACAATGTTCCACCCGCGGGAGGGCGTGTAGCATGGCCGCGCCCGCGCCTGTTGTGGCGAGTCTCACGCGCGTCCGGGATCGGCTCACGCGGCTGCTCGAGACGCCGGAGGAACTCGAGCCCGATGTGTGCCTGCTCTATGCCGCGCAACTGCGATTGTGCGCGAAACAGGTGTCGCTGGCTACGCCACCGAGGCCCGCATGAGCCGCCCCGTCCGCTACTCGTATGCCCTCCGCAGTACCGCGCGGCGCCGGGGCCTCGGCGTGGCAACCGGGCGTCGCGCGCTGACCGCCTCGGCGGGTCCGCACGCCAGCGAGAGCGCGGAGCAGCAGGCGGTCATCGCGTGGGCGGACCTGTTGGCGCTCCGGCAAATGCCGGCGCTGCGGCTGCTCTACGCGGTCCCGAACGGCGGGTACCGGTCGAAGCGCACGGCCGGCCGCCTGAAGGCCGAAGGGCTGCGCGCCGGGGTGCCCGACCTCGTGCTCCCGGTCGCGCGCGGGCCCTTTCACGGCTTCTACGGCGAGTTGAAGACGCTCGCCGGGGTCACCAGCCCGTCGCAAGAAGCGTGGCTCGCGGCGTTGCACGCCGAGGGCCACTACACGGTCGTCGCGCTCGGTGCCGCCGGGATGCGGGCGGCGCTCGAGTTCTACCTGCTGATCGACCACTTCGACGCCGTCGACAGCGCGACGTATCGCGCCCAGCGGGTGGCGCTGCCGCATTACGACCTGTGGGCGCCCGAGACCTACACGATCGGCCGCAAATGGATGAAGGCGCGCGCGGCATGACGAAGCGCCGCATCCTCGTGGTCGGGATACGTCGCGGTCGCACGCCCTGGCGCGTCCGCATGTCCCTGTGGGCCTACCTCCTCCAGACGGCGGTCTTCCCGAACTGACGATGGCTGCCATCTCCCATCGGGCGCCCCTGGCCGAGCGGTTCTGGTCGAAGGTCGAGAAGGCTGGGGCGGATAGCTGCTGGCCGTGGAAGGCCGGTTATTTCCAGAACGGCTACGGCGCGTTTTTCGGAGATCGCGGCGAGACCGGCCGGGCGCATCGGATGGCATGGAAGCTCACGCATGGTCCCGTGCCCGACGGGATGTTTGTGCTTCACCGTTGCGGTGTACGCGCGTGTGTGAACCCCGGGCACTTGGTTCTCGAAGACCCGGGGGACTTGGCGGCCCGATTCCGGGCGAAGGTGTCATCCCGCCCGGCGCTGGGTTGCTGGCTGTGGCAGGGGAAGCTCTCAACCTCTGGCTATGGCCAACTGTCGGTGGAGGGGGGGCGCCGCGGCGCCCATCGCATCTCCTGGGTGCTCGCGCACGGGCCCATCCCGAATGGACTTCACGTTCTGCATCGATGCGATACGCCGCCGTGCGTCAACCCAGAACACCTCTTTCTAGGAACGCACGCCGACAACATGCATGACTGCGCCCTAAAGGGGCGGACGGCGGCCGGCAATCGTAACGGCACTCGCACTCATCCAGAATCACTGCGGCGCGGCGATGAGCATGGGATGCGTCGGCATCCGGACCGCGCGCCGCGAGGATCGCGGAACGGCCAGGCGAGGATCACCGAGGAGGATGTGCGCCAGCTTCGTGGGCAGCAGGCGCTCGGTGCCACCATGGCTGCGTTGGCGATTGCCTTCGGGATCAGTCCTCGCCAGATTCGCGACATCCTGCGCCGGGTCGCGTGGGGGCACGTCGCATGAGCATCCCCTTGACCCGCAACTATAGCCCACGGGCCGACGATCTTCGGACCTGCGCGGGCTGCGGCCAGCCGTGCTTCGGATTTCCGCATGCGGCCAGTCTGTACTGCCCCCCGTGCGCCCTCCGCCTGCTCAGCATGGACCTCGACGGCTTCTTGCAGGAAGCGACCCGCGCCCTCGGCCGCGCGCACCTGGTCGTGGAGGAGCGCCATGTCATGCGGCGGGCGTTGGCGCGCATCGCGCCGACCGTCCTCGCCGCCATCGAAGCGGCGACGCGCCGCGACCTCGAACGGAGGGCCCTGTGCTGACCGCCCTCTGCCGCGGGATGCTCATCCGCCTCTGGCAGGCCCTCCGCCGCGCGCTCCGCGCCTGGTGGCCGCCCTCGCCGACGCCCGTCGTCCCGATCGCGCGGGGCCGTCGTCGCCCGCGGCTGCGCCAGCGCCTCCACGGCGGGAGTGCCGCATGATCGAGACGACCGCCTTATTGCTGGCCGCCGGGTTGGCGCACCACATCGGGTTCCTCGATGCCGTGCTGATCGGCCTCGCGCTCTACCTGGCCCTTCGGGTGCTGACCGACCGGGAGCGCCCCTGGTGATGCCGATGCTCGCCCCCACACGACAGCTCCCGCTGGGTCTTCCCGGCGTCCGCCTTCCCGATGTCTCCCGCACCCTGCCTTTCGGCCGACAGGCCTCGCAGTCGGACGCCGCCGCGGGAGAGGGGGCGGCGGTGGGAATGGTCCCGCCGACCGTCACGCGGCGTCCGATGTCCGACTACGAACGCACGCTCGCGCGCAAACTGTGGGCGCAGGTGCGCTTCCCGGCGGCCGGCACTGACAAGGCCTTCGCGCAGAGTGTCGCCTTCCTCGCCACGCTCCCGATCCCGACGATTCCGGACGAGTACGGCGCGCGCCTCCGCACGCTGCGCTGGCGCTACCGCCGGCAACTCGACCGGCCCATCACTCGCCGGCCGCGGTCCCGGCATCCCGCGAGGCGGGCGTGAACCTCGTCGACTACGGCGACGTGTCGAAGGCGACGCGCCAGGCGCTGCACCTCGACCAGCGCGCGTGGGCCGCCCGGCTCGGGATGTCGCGGAACGACGTCAACCTGATCGAGACCGGGATGGACGATCCGTCGCCGCGGTTCTCGGACCTGATCCGCCGCGAGGCGCAGCACGCGGGCACCTGGCCGCGGCACGACGCCGTGCCGGCCGCGCCCCCGCCCATGGCCCCGGCTGCGGTCGAGGATCCGCCCGCGCGGGGGAACGGCACGCCCCGGGTGGCGGCGGCCGCAGATGCCCCCACGCCCGGCGCGCGCGATTGGGGCGCCGTCCTCGGCGGGATTCGCGCACGGGCCCGCCTCACGCAGGCACAAGCCGCCGAGCGTCTCGGGGTCTGCAAGGTCTACGTCGGCAACCTCGAGCACGGGCGCCGGAAGCCGTCTCCCGAGTGCCAGGCCAAGATCGCCGCGCTGGCGGCGGCGGTCGCGGCCGCGCCGCCGGTAGCACCCCCCATCATGGGGCCCGAGATCGGGGCGCTCCTCCGGCGCACCCGGAAGGCGCGTGGCCTCTCCCAGACCGAGATGGGGGCGTTGCTCGGCCTGTCGGTCACCCGCGTCTCGCGGATCGAGGCGCAGGGGCTCGGGCCGCACTGTGGCACGCTCGGCCAGCGCATCCTCGACCTCGCCGGGGATGTGCCGATCTCCCCGCTATCTCCGCCCCCGCCCTCGCCGACGGCGCCCGTGGCCGAGACGATCATCCCCGGACGTGCGACGAGACCGCACGGGCGGGAGACGCCGCTGCCGAAGTACGCCCGACTCGCCCTCCGATCGCGGGAGCACGCCGAGAAGGCCATCGAACTGTCCGAAGCGTTCGTCGCCAAGTTCCGCGCGTTCGCTGCCCTCGCCAATGACATCCGGTTCATCATGGACGCGCTCGACGACGTGCTGGCCGAGGGCGTGCGGATCGCCGACCAGGCGGAGGCCCGCGCGTGACGCCCGGGCTCGGCCCCCTCTTCGCGCAGCCGACCCGCGCCTGCCCCGTCGCCGCCGCCATGGCGCTCCTCATCGCCCAGGTGCAGGACCAGGTCGGTCGTACCGAGAAGCTCGCCCGCTTCCTCGCGTTCCATGCGGCGCACCCCGAGGTCTACCGCGCGGTCGAGCGGTTTGCCCTTGAGGCGGCCCAGGCGCGGGCCCGGTCCGAGCGGAAAAGCCACCGCTACGGCGTCCGCATGGTCTGGGAGCGCGTGCGCTGGGAAGTGCACGTCGCCATGACGCACGACGCCGAGTTCAAGCTGAACGATCACCTCCACGCGCTCTACAGCCGGCTCTTCCTCCTGCACCATCCGGAGCACGCCGACCTCTTCGAGCTGCGGAAGCTGCGGCGCGAGGGGCACGGGCAGTTCCAGCCCAGCGGCGCGCCGCTGGCCGAGCCCTGGGAGGCGCGCGCCCCAATGCCCGCGCCGCCGCGCGCGTTCGAGATGTGCGCGTGACCGCGCTCGGGAAGCTCACGCCGCGCCAGGGCCGCTTCGTCGAGGAATACCTGAAGGACCTGAACGCGACGCAGGCCGCGATCCGGGCCGGGTACAGCGCGAAGACGGCGGACGTGCAGGGCCCGCGGTTGTTGGGGAATGTTCGGGTGGGCGCTGCCATCGCTGCGGGCAAGGCAGCGCGCACGAAGCGGGCAGAGTTGAGTGCGGACTGGGTACTGCGGAACCTACGGAAGAACCTGCAGCGCGCGTTGCAAGCCGAGCCGGTGCTCGACTCGAAGGGGGAGCCGACGGGCGAATATGTCTATGCGGGCTCGGTCGCCAACCGGGCACTGGAACTGATCGGGAAGCACCTGGGAATGTTCGTCGAGCGGCATGAGGTGACGGGCAAGGACGGTCAGCCCGTGTTCGGGCTGGAGGCCCTCCGGGCGCTCCTCGAGAAGCGCGGTGCGGGGCGATGAACGCGGCGGGAGACGATCGCGAACGGCTGGAGGGCCAGGCCGTCGAATGCCTGATGGATCCGGTGGCCTTTGCTCAGACGTTTCTACAGCAAGACCTGTGGGCCACGCAGGAAGCCATCCTCCGCTCCGTGGCGACGCGCCCGCGTACCGCCGTGAAGGCCTGCCACGCCAGCGGCAAGACCATGGTCGCCGCCCTGGCGGCGCTCTGGTGGGTGACGCGCTTCGACGACGGCATCGTCGTTACGACGGCACCCACGTGGACGCAGGTGGAGCTTCTGCTCTGGGGCGAGATCCACAAGGCGATCGCGAGCGCGCGGATCGCCTACCCGAAGGCCAACACCACGGAGCTGAAGCTCGGCCCCGGGAACTACGCCATCGGCCTGTCGACCAACGAGGGCGTGCGGTTCCAGGGCTTCCACGGCAACCACATCCTGGTCATCCTCGACGAGGCGCCCGGCGTGAAGCCGGACATCTGGGAGGCCATCGAAGGCGCGCGCGCCGGCGGCGACGTGCGAATCCTGGCCCTCGGGAATCCGACGATTGCGAGCGGGCCGTTTCATGACGCCTTCACCGACAACCGCGACGGCTGGGCGCCGTTCACCATCGGCGCGTTCGACACGCCGAACCTGGCCGGGCTGACGCTCGAGGACATCCTCGGGATGCCGGAGGAGGCGCTCGACACGAACGTGCGTCCCTACCTGACGACGCGCCGGTGGGTGAAGGAGAAGCACTCCGAGTGGGGGCCGGGTCACCCGCTCTGGGAGGCGCGCGTCCTGGGATCGTTCCCGGCGCAGAGCGAGGACGCGCTCATCAGCCTCGCCTGGCTCGAGGCGGCGCAGGCGCGGGACATCACCGATGGCGGCGGCCCCCTCGACGCGGGCATCGATGTCGCGGGCCCCGGGGAAGACGAGACGGTACTCGACCTGGTCGAGGGGCCGCGCGTGCTGCTCGAGCGGGCCTGGCCGAATCAGGACCCGCGGGGCGAGATCGTGGCGACGCTGACGCCGTTCAAGCCGCGACTCCGCTCGGTGAAGGTCGACAGCGCGGGGATCGGCTACTACCTGGCCCGCCACCTGGAGGACCTGGGCTTCCCGGTCGAGTTCATCAACGTCGGCGAGGCCCCGCGGAACTCGGAGCGCTACAAGAACCTGAAGGCCGAGCTCTACGACGGCCTCCGCCAGCGCTTCAAGGACGGCGCCGTCTCGGGCGTCGGGAGCCAGCGCGCCGTCAGTCAGCTGGCCGGGCTCCGGTACCGCCACAACGCGCGTGGCCAGATGGAGATCGAGAGCAAGGAGGAGGCGCAGAAGCGGGGTGTGAAAAGCCCAGACCGCGCCGAGGCGATGATGCTCGCGTTCGCGACCACGGACCACGGGCTCATGGGCTGGCTCGACGCGAAGGTGGCGGCGCAGGCGCCGAAGGAGGATGCAGTAGCATGAGCGACGATCGCCGAATGGGGACCTGCCCGAAGCGGGCCCAGCTCGTGCTCGATGATGAGGACGACCCGACGAGTCGCCCGATCTGTCTCGAGCACGTCGGGCCCGTTGCGGTGGCGGCGCTCCTCTCCGGTGGCCGCGTGGGCCTGCGACTCCCGCAAGGCAAGGGCGAGCAGCGGTGCACACGATGATGGCCACGGACCGCACTGCCCCGAAGCCCTACCTCCCCGAGGGCAGCTACTGCCCCGTTGAGACGCCCGCCGGCGTCCGGCTCTTCCGCGTGCTGAAGAGCAGCCGCACCCGCACCGTCCTCGTGCCCATCACGGGCGCCGAGGCGGTGGCGCTCCGCGCCCATGTCGACGCGGCCGTCGAGTACCACGAACAGGCGCGGCCCTGGTGGCGGCGTCTCATCTCACGGAGGCACGCATGAGCGACGAACAGATCAACGGGAAGCTGCCCACGGACAAGCCGGCGGTGCAGGAGCTGCCCCCGGTCGAGGAAGGCCAGCCCTGGCTCCTGGTCCGATTCGCCAGCCCCAACTCGGCGCAGTTCGACGTGCTGGAGTCCCCAGGGATCGGGGCGATGCAGCGTGCGGCCGTGGCGATGCTGCTCGACGAACAGGGCCGGACGATGCTGCGGGGATTCTTCGCCGCCGCGGCCCAGCGGGAGGCGGAGCGGCAGCAGATCGTGCGGCCGACGCTGTGGGGCATCTAGTGCCCGCGCTGTCGGTGCTGCGGTGACGGGGGCAGTGGCCGCCCTGCTGGCTGCTGGCATGACGCAGCGCTTTGTCGAAGCGGAGGATACGCGATGGCGCCGGGCCACGACTGTTCCGGCAGGGGGCATCCCAATCCCGGAGTCGAGGGAGCCCTGGACGGAGGGCCAGATACGCGAGTTCTCTCGTTGGTGGGATAACCTCCACGCCGCCCGGGGCTCCTCCTGACCGTGTCCACCCGTGCGCGCTTCCTCCCGGCGCTCGAGCGCCGTCCGTGCGCCTTCTGCGGCGGCCCCATCGGCCGGCGGGCGGCGCAGGTGAAGGCCGCGGCCCCCACCTGCTCGCGCGCGTGCCAGCGCGCGCACGCCAAGCACCGGCGCGCCACCACCCCAACGACCATCCTGCGGGGCGGCTATCACTACGTCCTGGTTGGCATCGGCGTGCCCGGGGCCGACCAGCTCGGCTACAAGTCCCTGGCGCGCATCACCATGGAAGGGCGCCTCGGGCGCCCGCTGGCGGGGAACGAGCGCGTCATCCGCCTGGACGGCAACCGCCAGAACGACCACCCGAAGAATCTCGTCGTCCGCCGCATCGCGATCTTCGCGGGCGACGGGGCGCTCTCCTGAGCCTCCGGAACAACCCCCGCAGTCTGGCTGCAAGCGTCCATGCGTGATGGCTCGGATTCGCCTCCCTCCTGTTCGACGGTGGGCGAGCGGAGACGATCACGGTGGTGCGGAGCCTTAGATCGGAGCGAGCGCGTCTTCGCTCGCCCACGCGAGCCTAGATGGCGTCCCGCCTGTCGGGCACGCCGATCGACCCGACCCTTGTCGCCGCCTCGGCGGATACCCGCCGCTCGGTGGCGCAGCGGGTCTATGAGCGACTGACCGGCTGGTTCGGCCCCGGGTCGCTACCACCGGTCGTGGCGCCGATCACGGTGCCCGCGCGCTCCTGGGACTACCCGAGCGGCTTCAACCTGCGCACCACGCCGCGCGGCGAGGAGCTGACCGGCTTCCCGATGCTGCGGGCGCTGGCCGACGGCTCCGACTCCGTCCGCATCGTGATCGAGACGGTCAAGTCGCGCATGGCGCGCTTCGGCTGGTCGGTGCGGCCCCTCGATCCGCGGGCGAAGGTGCAGCCCGGAGATGCGCGAGTGCAGCAGGTGGAAGCGCTGCTCCGCGTGCCCGACCGCGTGCTGCCGTGGAACACGTGGCTGCGGAAGGCGCTCGAGGAAGTGCTGGTGGTCGACGCGCTCACGATCTTCCGGCGTCCGACCCGCGCCGGCGGCCTCTACGCGCTCGAGATCTTCGACGGCGGCACCATTCGTCCCGTGCTCGACGAACGCGGGAACCGGCCCGACAGCGGAACGGCCTACCGCCAGATCATCAAGGGCATGCCGACGACGGATTTCACGGCGGACGAGCTGATCTATCGGCCCCGGAATCCGCGGAGCACGCACGCTTACGGGTTCGGGCCCACAGAGCAGATCCTCGTCACGATCAACCTGGCGCTCCGCCGCGTGACGTCCCAGCTTGAGTACTACTCGGCGGGCAATATCCCCGACATGATCGTCACGCTCCCCGAAGGGTGGAGCGCCCCGCAGGTCGAGCAGTTCGCGCAGAAGTGGGCGAGCTTCTTCGAGGGCGGCACCGAGGAGCGCCGCAAGGTCAAGTTCGTGCCAGGGGGCGCCGGCGTCACGCTCCACGAGACGCGCCTGCCGCCGCTGAAAGACGAGTTCGACGAGTGGCTGCTGCGGAAAATCTGCTTTGCTTTCGATATACCTCCCACGGCATTCATCAAGCAGACTAATCGCGCGACAGGCGAGATTATGCAGGACGTCGCCCTCGAGGAGGGCACGCTGCCGCTGATGGGGTTCTTCCAGGACCTCATGACGTACGACGTCATCCACCACGACTTCGGCTTCACCGACCTCGGCTTCTTCTTCGACGATGCCCGGACGCCGGATGCGAGGACACAGAGCGAGCTCGACGAGCGGTACCTGAAGCTCGGCGTCCTCACGATCAACGAGGTCCGGCAGACGAAGAGCCTCGACCCGGTCCCGGATGGCGACCAGGCCCTGATCTACGGTGGGGCCAACGGCGCCGTGCGGCTGGCCGACATCCTGAATCCGCCCGAGCCGGTGGTCCCGGTGGTCCCGGTCGTTCTCGGGCCAGATGGGAAGCCGCTACCACCCGAGGCACCGCCCGACGGCGGGACGCCTCCGCCGAGGGGTGGGAAGCCGCCCGCCGCGGCCGCGCCGCCGACGCCGGAGCCCAAGGCGAACGCGCGGCCCGCGGCGAAGCGAGCCCCGGTGCGAGCCCCGGTGCGCGTCACGATCGCCAGCCTCCCCCGCGCGAAGCGGAAGTTGCTGGCCGGTGCGGCCCGCGCGACCGCGCCGGTGCAGAAGGCCGAGCGCGCCCTGGCGAAGCGTGTCCGCGGAGCCTTCGTCACGGTGCAGGCGGCGGTCCTCGCGGCGGCGGCGCCGTACCTGGCGAAGGGCGTGGGCGTCGCGCTGCGGAAGGACGAGCCTGCGGACATCGTCGACCAGGTGCTGGCCGCCGTCGACATGGCGGGCTTCACGGTTCTGATCGATCCCACAGCGCAGCTCCTCGGGGACATCGGGCAGCGCGGGGCCACGCAGGCATTGGCGACGCTCACCCTGGCGGTGCCGACCGCGGCCGACTTCGCGCTCCCGAATGCCGCGATCGTCGCGGCAGCAAACGCGCGCGCCGCCGAACTCGTCGGCATGCGGACGCTCCCCGACGGGAGCGTGGGCGAGAACCCGAACGCGGCCTACGCGATCACAGATGGCACCCGCGAACTCCTGCGCGGCACGATCGCGGAGGCCTTTGCGGAGCAGTGGAGCAAGGCCGATCTCGCGACCGCGCTGGCGGACTCGTACGCCTTCAGCGACGAGCGGGCCGCGCTGATTGCGCGGACCGAGATCAGCAACGCGCTCGTCCGCGGCAACCTCGAGACCTGGAAGGCCAGCGGCGAGGTCGCGGGCAAGGAATGGGTCCTCGGGAGTGAGCACGACACGGACGATGAATGCCTGATCGGCGACATGCGCGTCTCGACGGGCGCGCTACATCGCACCTTCCGCCGACACTACCGCGGGACGGTAGTCGATGTGGACCTGTCGAGTGGTCATCGGCTGACCGGAACCCCGAACCATCCGGTGCTCACGGATGCCGGGTGGAAGCCGCTTCACCTCCTGAAGGAAGGCGATTACCTGCTCAGCGGCACTTGGCTGAAATCGGCTCTGGGCACTGCATACGATTTCGATCACGTGGAAGCCCGACTGGAGGAGGTAGTCGGTGCGTTTACGGGACGAACGGCGACCCGTCCAACGTCCGCCGGCGATTTCCACGGCGACGGTATCGGTAGCCATGTCCACACTGTAACGGCCCACGGCCTTCTGCACGGCGAAGCGTCCGTGATCTGCGATCAACTCGTAGAGACGGCGTTCCGTATCCGAACCGAAATTGCCGCGGCGCTCGCGGGCCTTCGGCGTCTCGGCGTGCGCGGCGCGCAGGCGATTGAGGCGCTCGGCCTTGGTGACCCCCTGATACCAGCGTGCGAGGGCATCGCTGTTGGAACGGAGAGTATAGCCCGCGCGGCGAAGACGTTGGCCCACGGTAACAGCAGAGATTCCCACCCGCATGCCGATTGCTTGCGCGGACATGCCGCGATCGAAGTACAGGCGGTGCAATTCGCTGGTCGCAATGGCCGGGCGCTGGCGCAGGTCGATACCCGCTTGGCTGAGGTGATGCACCACATTCCTCCTCGTGAGGCCAAGGGCTTGCGCTATCTTCGCGAGTGGCTGGCCGGCCTGATAGCGCGCCATCATCGACTCTCGGCGTTTGGCAGCGGCGACGACATGGCTCGCCGCCTCCGTGCGGCCACGCAGCGGATATCCCGCGCGCAGGAGTGCGTTCCGGATGCGCGTGTATGTGAGGCCGGTCGCGGCGGCAACGTCCAGAAGCGAACGCTGCTCGCGCAGATAAAGGCGGGTTACGCGCCGCATGACGCCGGGTTCGAGCGGGTGATGATGACGGCTCATCGGATGGCCTCCTGCGAGGTGTTCAACCTGACGGCAGATGCTGGCTTCTTTATAGCCGAGAACGTCGTAACGAGCAACTGCGACTCGAATGCCGCGGCCGGCGTCGTGCCGATCGACGCGGCATTCCCGAGTGGTGACGACGCGCCGACAGCGCATCCGCGCTGCGTATGCGATCTTTTGCTGGTGCTATCTGACAAGAACGCGGAGGAGGGGTGACCTATGGCAGGCTTCAGTACCTATTTCGAGACGCGCCTAATCCAGTGGCTCTTCAAGACCAATAAGGACGGTGCCGCGGCCACGGCGCTCGCCGCCACCGGCCCCACGAACCTGTGGGTGTCGCTGCACTCGACCGATCCGGCCGACGTGAGCGCTGGCGAGCTGAGCGGTGGCTCCTACGCGCGCGTCGCCATGGCAAAGGACGCCGACGATGCGTCGGGCAACGCCGTGAGCTGGAACATCTCGGCGGTCAGCGGCACGGCGTGGGGAGTCACCAATAAGCTCGCGGTGACGTTCCCGCAAGCATCGGCCGACTGGTTCGGCGGCGCGGCCATCAAGTGGTGCGGGCTCTATGATGCGTCGTCCGCCGGGAACCTCCTGATGGCCGGCACGGTCAACGGGGCCGTGGGCGTCGTCGTCCTGAGCGGGGTCACGTTCAGCTTTGCGATCGGGCAACTCGCCTTCACCGCTGACTGAGCTCGGGATCGCTCGAGCGGGGCGACGAGATGGCAGACAACAATACCCTCCCGGCTACCGGCGATGTCATCGCCTCCAAGGATATTGGGGGCGTCAAGCACCAGCGCGTCCTGCTACGTACGCCGGATGGCGTGGATGCCGACGCGACCCATCCCTACCCCGCCAGCCCGCCGGCATTCGGGACCGTGGTGGGCTTCAACTTCACGGCGACCACGACGGCCGCGAAGATTGTCACAACGCCGCAGACGGGCCGCCGCGGCGTCTTGATCCAAAACGCGAGCGGAAGTGTCGCCTATTTCGGCTTTACGTCAGGCGTGACGGCGGCGACTGGGGTCAAACTCGCACAACTCGGCGACACCGGCATCTTGCCGATCGGACCGATCGACATTTGGGTGATCAGCGATGGTACATCCGACATTCGCGGCTTCGAATCCGCCCTCTAACCCCGGGAGGGCCCAGGTGGTGTGGCGCAGCGCGTTTACCGCCATGGCGTGGACGGGATGGATTGCGCTCGCCTACCTGCTCTGGTTCCCCCGCTCGTGGATATTGCCGGTCTGCAACATCAGCGCGCACCTCGGTGCTGGGCCCGCGGTGCTGGGCCGGTCGGTCGTGGCACTCGCTGCCGAGGGGACAGCCTTCGATGCCGAGGTCGCCGATCGTCGGCGGGCCATGGCCGACGAAGCGGGGGCGCTGGGCGCGACGCCGACTCCGGCGCTCCCCGGGATGCCCGTCCCTCCATGACTGAGCGGATCATGCGACGCCTGAACCTCGGGGCCCTCCTCCTCCTCTTGATTGCCGCGGGGATGAATCCCCTGCGGCATCAAATCCGGCTGGACGACTACGCCAACTGCACGGGCACCGTCGATGCCACGTCGCAGACCAACACCGCGCTGAGTACCGCCGTCGCGGGGGGGAAGACGCTGTTCCTCCCGACGGGCTGTGTGCCGACGCTCGCGTCCCCGACCTCCGGCACCTGCGCCAACGGCGCCCGCTCCGGGCTCGCCTGTACGTTGGACACGACCGACCAGACCAACGGGTGCGGCATCGGCGCGACCTGTCCGAGCTGCTGCATCTTTTCGGCGCTCGCGGTGCAGGACAACACGCATATCCAATGCGAAGACCTCTCTGCGGGCTTTGCCCCGCTCCGCCAGTATTGCTCCGGTGGGACGTATCCTGGCGCCGCGTGTAAGGCGACGGCGGAATGCCTTGGGGGCGGCACGTGTACGTCGTCCTTCGGCGTCGCGGGGACGAGTCCCTGCACGGCCGCCACGTGCTTCGCACCCACCAGCGGCGCGACGTACGAGATGTTGAGGGACACGGACGCAAAGTCCTCGGATATCTTCCTCGAGGGGTGCAGCGTCTGGACGTATCAGTCGGACCCCTACCAACGGTGCGTCGCCGGCACGAACGCGGGCGATCCCTGTCGGCAGGAGTGTGATGGTGCGGCGGCCACGCCGGGCGCCCGGTGCGAAGCGCAAACGGATTGTGCCGGCGCGGTGCCAACGACGCCGGTCGTGGCGCTCATCACCGCGGCGGGGAACATCACCAACGGCACGCATTCGTGGAAAGTGACCTTCAACAATGCCAACGGGCAGGGAGGGGTGTCTGCGACCTCGGGTATCCTCACGACGGATGGCACCCATGGCCAGGTCACGGTCAACATCGCGCTCGGACCGGTGGGCACGACATCACGGAAGGTATATCGCCGGATCGCGGGGGACACCGGTAACTGGTTGCTGGTGGGCACGCAATCCGACAACACCACCCAGCAGTTCACCGACAACGTGGCGGATGCGTCGCTCGGGGCCGCGGTGCCGGCGGATACCGGGAGCCTGTGTCTCCGCATCGCGGACTGCAAGACGCCCGGGGGGACGTGTAGTGGGACGCCGAACACCCACCCCGATGCGACGATCGTGCCACCCAGCGGCCCTGGACGCATCAATGCCGTGGACCTGGCGCGCACGTTCAATGCGACCTTCGCCGGGGTCAATGTCTGGGACCACTTTACTGGGGACTTCGGCATCAAGACCGAGAACCAGGCGACCCTCTATGACACGAACGTTGCCCGCGAGATCACGGATTGCTCGTCGCCAATTCCCGGCACCCCGGCGAACTCCAGTTGCTTCGCGGCGAATGCCGGGAAGTGCTGCTATGGGGCATTCAACGCGGCTACCTCCAACGTGCAACCCACGGTGGCGGTCACGAATGGCGTGAGTGTGGGGATCGATTCGCAACTGCTGCGCGTGTGGGGCCGCGGAAGCACGGCGGGCATCATCGGGGGCGCCAACACCCGGATCGACGAATCGACGATCTGGCCCAGCTCCACGGCGGGGCCGGGGAAGGAATCGCAAGGCTATAGCGTCGGGAACTTCGGCATGGTGGCGAAGAGCTATGCGTTCGATCTCGCCGCGGGCGCCACGGGCATTGCGCTGACGGGGACCGATGCCACCGCGATCGAGAACAAGCTTGGCTTCATCACGGGCGCCACGGGCTGCACGGGCATCCTGATGTCCGGGGCCAATGACCATGCGACGGGGAACAACATCAAGGGGATTGCTGGGAGCTGCATTGGGATCAGTGCCCAGGCTACCAACGCCGACCTGAAAACGAACTACGTTGAGGGCAGTGGCGCCACGGGCGTCGGCATCCTGACCAGCAATAGCAATGCCGTCATTACGGGCAATCAGGTGGTGAGTCTTGCCGTCGAGACCCTCCAGACGGGGATCAAGATGGATCAGACGGCGTTCGGGGCCACGATTGCCGACAATATCATTTACCATCCGAGCAAGGCGTGTATCTGGCTGGGGCAGAATAACGTCTTCGGGGGTATATCCAAAATTGCCCTGAATACCTGCTTCGAGCTCGACATCATCACCAATCCGAACGGGCTCACCACCGCGCTCCATCCCGAGTGTATCCTGGACGACAATCTCGCAACGGGGAACGTGGTTGAGGGCAATATCTGCTACAACGGCTGGCGAGGATTCTCCACAGGAACCCGCACTGACGGTCTCGTGAATACCAGCATAACGGGGAACCGATTTATGGGGCTGGCGGGCGCCCCCATTGCCGCGGGTGGAGCGGGAATCCAGGTAGTGGGTAACTACATCAACAAAGGCTCGGCGCCATTCGGGGCGGACTGGGGGATGACCTGTGATGCCTCCTGCACGACCACCCGGGGCACTATCTGCTTCAGTGATGCGGACTGCACCGGGAGCTGCAATGCGGGGGTCAAGAAGTGCAATCCCGACCCCATGATCGCATTCCTGGGGTCGCCCATGGTGGCACTGGGGATGCAGCACGCCTCCTTTTCCCACAATATCATGTACGGCGGCGTGGG